GTTACTGTCATAACCTACGATGCCGCCTTCTAATAAAATTCCAGCAAACAACATCGGTTGTAAACTTTGTGTTTTTTCGCCCGTGGATTTTTCGTAATCTTCTCTGGTACTTCTGACAATTTGTCTTTCTCGTACTAAATGATCTAGTCCCAACCCACGTTCTACAACACGGAACCAGGTACCATTACCGGTATCTCCTGCTCCTGCTGCTTTAAGTGCATCAATTAATAAAGATTGTGCACCCTGTGTCACTGCTGTACTGAACAGTGCAATATTGTCTTTTTGTTTTCTCTGTCCTGTTAGATCACCAAAACTATACACTGCAACAACTGGTTGAGTAGCTGCCGGCGGTAAACTTCGTAATTTTTTATAAGTAGGAAGTTCAACCTGCTTTGGATCTTCAATGCATTCCATTGCTTTATTCCAACACCAGTTTCCTGTTGCTGGATTTTCTGGCACTGCCATGCCTGCACAACCCGTAGTTAGTAACACTACACTAATTAATGCAAGAAATGTGCCCCTTTTTGTCCTAGTCATAATATGCTTTACGGAAGTATGGTGTGGGATTTACGTCCCTTTTACTTCGCTATCCTCCTAAATTACCTACACCGACAGGAATATCAATCTGTGTAGAGCTGCCATCTTCTGCAACAATAGTTAACCTAATTATTTCTATACCGTCTTCGCCTACAAGTCTTTCGTAAGTCACTGTGTTACCTTCAATGGTAAACACACCGTAGTCAGCACCTTCTTCGTTGCCAAACATTTGATCAACTAGTTGTCTTGATATTTGACTGTATATTCTACTTTCCAAGTTTCTCAAAAACTTATTTAATGTTGAGTTTTCTTCTTCACGCTGTTGGCGTAACAGTTCTGCCTCAATATCCTCTTTAATTTTGTCTCTGCGACTTTTTTCTTGGTTTTCGATTGTCAAGTAATGTGCGCCTGTGCCCACACCACTAAAACTTGGATTTTTAAATTTAAATACCATTTCATCTGCTAATGCTAATGGACTCATAAACAATAATCCCAAAAACATTCCAAATGCAAATGCTTTAAATAAATCTGTGCCGGTCCAAATATGTGGTCCTATTTGTTTTTTAAGTAGTTTCCAATCTTGTTCTCTCATTATATCTCCGTTATAGTAAAATTAGTCCTATAATAAATCCTATATTAAGTCCAATTGAACATACTAATATAAAATCCTTAGTAAATGAATACGGTGCTAATTCTACAATATTATTGTTCTGTGTCATTGTTATTTTCCATTAAACTTTTTCTAAGTGCTTCTTTTTCTTTAGCATCTTGTAAAATTTCATCTTTTGCTCTATACTCTAACACTACATTTACTTTTTGTTGTAAACGTATCATGTCTTGGTCGAGCATTCTGGTTTTATCAATAACTCTAATCAATGCCATGTGCATTTCTTCTAGTGCTGGATCAATGTGCTCATTGATAAAACTCCATATAAAGTATATAAAGTATCCTAACCCAACCATCATGACTATCGGAAAGCCGTAGTCATTAATTAATTGTACAATACTTAACTCTTCCATTTAAACTCTTTCTAAAACAGGTGTTGCTGTTACATGCTCCACCTTTGTTAAATCAATTTTTTGCAATGTAACTTCTCTTGTTACTGGATCTACAAAAGCCATAAAGCCATCACCAGGTCCAATACCTAATGTGTTTGCATCTATCTCGTCTAATACTATTGATCCGTCCTTTTTTAATGTTACTGAGTAATCAAAAAATCTCATCTTAATCTCGCCTTGCATCTACTTTACCGTCCTCTACAAAATTTTCTGCTCGAGCAATACGCTCAACATCAGGTCTCAATTCTAATGCACTGCTTACTAACAAATCTATTTTCATCATTTCATTGCTCATGGTGCTTGCTCTTGCTTCTAAACTTTTGCAAAACATAGTCAGAGTTTTAACTTGTTCAACTATGCCTTCCATAATTTGTTTGATAACCAGAAAGATAAAGAACCCCATGACTATGGAGCCTGCAATTGGAGCGCCAACTTCGGCAACTAATAAAAATATTTCTGTCATACTGAATCTCCACCTGTTTGTGTTAAAACGATAGGCGTGTGTATGTGTAATGTTTAACTTATTGTGTGTTTTCCTACCTACTTGTATTTATCATTATAATATTAGGTCATAAAAAAAGCACTCCGAAGAGTGCTTTTTATATACTGAATTGTTACAATTCTTACATCATGTTAACGAGCACTTCGATAACTGCTTCGCCACCTTCTGAAGAACCAATTGCTTTACCAATGATTCTACCTGGGCCTGCATTGTTATCTGCTTTAGCATGACCTGCAACACTTGAACTGACCATTAAGTCACCTTTAGCAACTGGGCCTGTAACTTTACAAGGAACCCTTCCTGCTAGTGCAACATACTGTCCTTCTGCATCACTGTTCATCATGTATGCTGGATCTGTTGAGATAACGCCTGCTACTCTGTGATCTGCTTCATGTGCACACACTGTGATTTCTTCGTCACCTCCGAAACACACAACTGAACCTGGTTCAATTTCTGCATCACTTGCATATTTCTCTGCCAAGTCAGCATAACGTGCACTTGTTGCTGTACCGCTAAACAAGTTTGCTGTTACTGTACCACTGAATGTGGCTGCTGTCATACCTGATAATGTAGTATCCAAGTTAACTGTTACACTTCCTGATGAGCCGCCGCCGTTTAAGTTAGTACCTGCTGTAACACCTGTGATGTCACCGACGTTAGTAGTAAAGCCAGCATCGTTACTGAATATACTTAATCCAATTTCATTTGCTGCTTTTCTTCTATCAGCACCTGCATCAAGTACAATAAACTCGTCAGTGCCAGTCATTGCTGCTGTCATGTCTGTGAGTTCACTCATATCAAGTGCAAGCGAAACTGTGCCTGATGTACCACCACCACTTAAACCTGTGCCTGCTGTAACACCTGTTACATAACCAGTGTCTGTTAAACTGATAACACCGGTTGAGCTGTTATATGTAATACCAGTACCACCTGATACTGCACCACGTGCTCTTGCAGTTGTGTGATAAAGATTGGTTGAACCTTCGCCTAAGTCGTCAGTGTCAAATGCACCCATGTTAACACTGATAGCATCTGCTGCAACACTGATTCCTGTGCCGCCACCTATGTTAAGTGTAACACCGCCACTTGATCCGCCACCTGTTAAACCATTACCTGCTGTAACGGCTGTGATGTCACCAACATTAGTAGTAAAACCTGCATCGTTGTTGAAATCACTCAGTGTAATCTCACTAAACAGTTTTCTCTTTGATGTACCGTTGTCCAGTACAATGATTTCGTCTTCAGATCCAACAACTGCATCTGTCATGTCTGGTAATTCGCTACCATCAAATGCTACTGAAACTGTACCTGATGTTCCACCTCCGGAAATACCAGTACCAGCAGTAACACCTGTTACATAGCCGGTGTCTGTTAAACTGATAGCACCTGTTGAGCTGTTATATGTAATACCAGTACCACCACTAAGTAAGCCACGTACTTCTGCATCTGTTCTTTCTGTGAAGCTCATTACACCAGTGCCACTGTTATAACTTAAATCACCACCTGCACTAATAGCACTTCTAGCTCTAGTAGTTGTGTGATATAAGTTACTTGAACCTTCACTTAGATCATCTGTGTCGTGATTACTAATGTCACTTACTGTACCTGTTACATCACCTGTTAAGTCTGCTGTAACAGCAACGAATGTTGGTGAATCGGAAGTTGCAACTGATTGACCAATGCTAACTTCTCCACTTGAAACACTAACACCTGTTCCGCCTGTAATTAATCCTTGTACTTCTGAGTCTGTTCTTTCTGTGAAACTTATTACACCAGTTGAACTGTTATAATTTAAATCGCCGCCTGCACTAATAGCACCACGTGCTCTAGCAGTTGTGTGATATAAGTTACTTGAACCTTCACTTAGATCATCTGTATCTTTTGAACTAAATCCTGCATCGACTCTTGCATCTGCTCTTGCATTTGTATAGTACTGGTTGGTTGAACCTTCTGCAACATCATCTGTGTCAGTTGCTAAGTTGAAATAATCACTACCATTGTTTGTGAATCTCCATGCATCTTCTGATTCGTCCCAAAGCAAACTAACATCTGCACTTGAACCTCTGTTCACTTGCAAACCAGCATCTTCGCTTGGCGTGCCACTTGCATCTCTGTTAAGTTCGATAACGCTGTCTGCTAATGAAGTTACTGATGAATTAACAATAGTCTGTGTTCCACTGATTGTTAAGTTACCTGAAATTGTAATATCATTACTGAATGTTTTATTACCGCCAATTGTTTGTGCACCTGATGTTGCAACAACTGTGCTGTCAACACTGATTTCACCGCTTGATACATTAATACCAGTACCACCTGACAAGTGTCCATCAATTCTTGATTCAATTTCTGCTTCACTTGGACCAGTGTATGTAAACACACCTGTGGAATTGTCATAACTTAATGAGCCGTCGCCGCCTGCGTCAGTTACTGAAATTGCTTGTCTTGCTCTTGTATTTGTGAAATATAAGTTTGAACCTTCACCAATATTGTCTGTATCACGTGAATCAACGTATGCTTTAACTGATTGCTGTGATGGTAATCTAGTAGCACTATCGCTATTCATATCATCTTCGTCAATTAATGCTGCTGTAATTCTAGCATCTGCTCTAGTGTTAGTAAAGTATAAATTAGTTGAACCTTCACTTACATTATCTGTGTCTGCTGCTGCAATTCTAGCATCTGCTCTAGCATCTGTGAAGAACAAGTTAGTTGAACCTTCTGTGATATCATCTGTGTCACCACTTAGTTCACTTAAACTATCTGCTGTATCAACTTGTGAATCAACGTATGCCTTTGTAGCTGCATCTTGTGCCGCTACTGGGTCATCCAAATTATTGATGTTGTTGTTGTTCATGTTGATGTTACCACCCTGTTGAGTAGCACCACCGCCTGCTGTACTGATTGTTTTGCCTGCTGTCATTTGGACGTTAGATTTCATTTCAATCACGCCTGAGCCTGAAGTTAATTCAACACTACCTGCTCCTGTTGTGACGATACTGATATTTTGTCCTGTGTCAGCACTGATTTGAATAGTACCTGAATTATCAGAAAGTACCTGTTGTCCGTTAACGTAAAGTGATCCAGGACCTACAAATACGTCTTTCCAAACACTAGTTGCACTACCTAGACTATAAACGTTGTTAGCACTCGGAATTAAGTTACCTGATAAGTTTTCATAGTCAATTGAAAGTGTTGCGTTACCTGATTCTGCACCACCAGTTAAACCTGAACCTGCAATAACGTTTGTGATATCACCTGAAGCGGCTGCAACCACCTCACTGTGTTTTGCAATCCTTGTACCGCCAGCAGTAGACCCGTCGTGAACTCGAACTGTATTCAAGTCTGTGTCGACCGTTATCTCACCAACTAGCCCTGTAAAGTTTGCGTGTTGTGCGGTCGTACCGCGTCTAAACTGAATAGCCGTTGCCATTTTATTTTCCCCTAACCTTGTTAAATTGGTTAATATGTTTTACTGTATTTATCATTATCACCTAATTAACCATAATTCTAAATCATCTGTTATATTTTTAATTTTAACCCAATTGCTGTTTACAATTTGCCCTGCAAACATCAACACAGTACCAGTGATTGCTACTGTTGCCCATTCTCTTCTGTTGAGTCTGGCAGTATAATCTTTGCTGTAATCCATTGACGGATGATCGTATTTTACATACATATCATTACCCAAAGTATCTGTTTCATAAGTAACAGCACTTTCTGGTAAGTCAGCATCTGCTGGCGCAGTTGAGTTAAAATAACTTTCAAGTGTGTTGTCAGCGTTTTCCCATTCAATCACATGGTAGCGTAATTTTCTGTTTCGACGCTTTTCATCTACTGTATATTTGTTTTTCCAATAGTTCCACTGTGCTCCGCCAATTACAGCAGCACTTTCTGCAGGAATTACCACTCCCACAATGTTGTCACCTTCGTCTGCTACTCGCAATTTTCCTTTAGCATCTAGTGCTACAGTGAACCCTACTCTGTCTTCGTTTCTGTTATTGCCATCGGCCCATTCAAACATTTCTGCATACGAGCTTCCATTAGAAACGTATGCACCATCTGCTTGTACTCTGCCTGAGCCTGTGACAGTAAAAACTTGTTGTCCTGCATCATTACCATCAACTTTTTGGTTTTTTGCACTAATAAAATTAAATGCGTCTGTCGATGTTGCTGCAGTTGTTAAATTCATTAAATCGTTGTTGTAATATCTACTAGGTGCATATCCACTTATTACTGCACCTTCGTGGTCTGGCTGGTATACTGATACTTTGCTTTTTGTATTGTCGTTAATAATTCCTATTCGCAATTTGCCGTCACCAGTTACGTTTAAGCCTTGTCTGTTTTTTCTGCTGAGTACTCTCAATCCAAATGTTGAATCATCGTCTGCGTCACCTTCTACAATCAACCCTCTGGTAACATATTTTCCTGTTGTAGGAATAGATGCTTCACTGCTGTAGTTTGCCCTGATGTGCACACTTCCAGGGCCGTGTGTTCTAGGTGCACTGGTACCGAATCCTGCAGCACCTGTATTTTTAAATGTTAACAAAGGCTTTGTATCGTCTGCTACTTGTAAACCATCTTCGGTATTACACATTGTAAAAGTTTTTTCGCCACGCAAAACTAACTTACTGCGTTCTAAGTTTGCATCATGTTTTGCTATTTGGACTTCTGATTGCATTTGTCTTATATACTCTGCTTTTACTTCTGCTTTTATTTGTTCAGTTAACTGTGCTTTGATTTGCTCTAAATCAATTTGCTCAGTTTTTTTATTTTCAACTACCTCTGCTTTTTTAGCAGTAGGCTTTTTCTTTGTAACAGGCTTTACTGTTTTATCTATAACAATTTCGCTTTCTGCTACATTTACTAAATTAACTTTGCTTTTCTTCTGTGTTTTTGCTCTTGGCATGTGTGTTATACTCCAAATCTACTTCTATATGATCCAAATGCTGATTGTATTTGATGATCTGTTAATGCTACATTCCATTGACATATCATTGCCAACTTACCATCATATCTGCCTTCGTAAGTTGTAGCCGTTCCCAAATATCTCCATGTTAAATTACCATGAAAGTTTGTTGCCGCGGTTGATCCACAATCAATACTGCCCCAACTGGTAACTGGTATTCTTCTTGTGCCATTTAAGAACCAATCTGCACTTTGATCCGAATTTGTTCTTATAGTCCAGCAAGTCCAATTGTCTCTCACTGAACTGTCTATGTTTGCATTACCTGTCATACTTTCTTCGTATATAAAGTTATTACAGTTTGTGTCTGTTTCTGCTCTACTGGGTCTATCAGCAAAGGATATAAAACTATTGTAAGAGTTTGATGCGTTTCTGTTTACTAACCCTCTTAAATTGTTTTGATCTTGCTTTACCCAAAACATCATGGTATTACTTGTTTTATTAAATGTTAAATTACTGCCTCTGTCGGCTGTACTGTTAGTACCATCAAAATCTATACTGCCACCGTTGCCACTGTCAAATGTACAACTGCTTAATGTAAAGTCATTGTTGTTGCTTGTTAAATCACTCCAGGTAGTACCAGTACCTGAATAACTACTGCTGTTTCCAGCATCTAAGTGAACTACTCTGTTTGCTGTTGGAAATGAGTATCCTGCATTAGTTTGTGCAAGTAACATTACGCAACTCCACCGGCAAATGCTCCGTATAATTGGGAGCCTACTTTCCACAGTTCAACAATGCCGTAACCACTTGTGGGTAATGTGGGTGCTACTCCGCCTACCCAGTTTACACTTGGCCACGTAATTGAATAACTGCTACCATCGTTAATCATTAACATCACTTTAGCACCTGCGTCAAAATTGTTTGCAGTAGGGCTTCTGTTTGCTCCTAATGTCCAAACTTGAATACCACCGTTGTCTGGGTCAATGTCTACACTAGCACCATCTGTGATAGTGAAAACTGTATCTTTATAACTTTTTGCTGTTGCAACACCAACATTGTTTATGTTGTTATTCTGTGCATCTAAATCACCGCCCAGTTGTGGTGTAGTATCATCTACAATATTCACAGTAGGAATGTTAGCAAATGTGAGTGTGCCACTGCCGTTGGTTGTCAGTACTTGTCCACTACTACCGTCTGCTGTTGGGAACTTGTATGCTTGATTGAATGTGATAGCACCACTGTCAGCACCATCAATCATTAGTTGATTTTGAGCCGCATCAATACTGCCGCCGTCTTCACTAACAGCAAATGTCATCTTGAACCTATCAGCATTGGTGCCATCTGTGTCTACAGCAAGTTGTCCTACTGTGGTCCAACCTGTGCCATTGTAGCGTTCATGATTCTGTCTGTAGATGAAATCGCCTGCGTTGTTCTTGGTAGGTGCTGCCGCAGTGCCACGACTCTTGCGTGTTCTAATGTCTGGAGCGTCTGCTGTGTCGGCCATTTGTTCCATACGGATCTGTGCTGACTGAGCGGCTTCACCTGTCATGTGTAGTGTTACTTCAGGCGATGTTTGGTTGATACCCAATCTATTATTTACAGTATCAACTGCTAGTGTGCTATCACTTACGACACTAGATCCATCTGCGCCTACAACAAGTAATTCGTTTGCACTGCCTAGTGTAATACCAGTAACACCATCTAATAGGTTCAGTTCTGTAGCAGAACTAGTAACCAATGTGCCACCCAGTTTTAGTCCGTTGGTTCCGTCATGACTTTTAACATCCACATCAAACGCACCGTCTTGAAACTCAATGTCTCCTGACGCAACAACTTCGATACGCTTGGCAAGTGTTCCACCTACCCTTGATCTAATATCAAATGTGTTGTCACCATCCGTGCCGTCACTGCTCCAACCAAACGATCCAGACTGGACAAAGTTAGTGCCGTTGTGAACATAGGCATTGATCCTTCCCTGTGTGTCGTTGTTGGCTATGCTTGTGGGTGAAGCAATGGTTCCTCTACTAGCATAGAAAGCAAAGTCAGGACCGTCTGATCCATCATGTGCTTGCTGTAGTCTAATCTGTCCTTCGTTGGATCCTTCCCCTGCGATATGGAACTTGGTTGCTGGTGATGCTGTGCCAATACCAACTCTGTTGTTAGCAACATCTATTGTGAGGTTGTCTGTGGAACTAAGTGTACCACCAGAACCTACAATTACAACTTCATTTTCATTACCGCTAAATCCTTCTAGTGTAACATTACCTGAAAAAGTTGCTGTACCAGTAATATCTATGTCACCAGTACCAGTAATATTATTACTGTTTAAATCTAAGTTGCCACCCAGTTGTGGGGTAGTATCTTCTACTACATTATTCAAATATGCTTCGTTAGCATCAGCATCAATTTCCCCAAAGTCTTTTGTTACTGTGGCTTCTTCGCCTATCAATCCGTAGTCTTCGCTTAATATGCTGTAACTGAATGTTGTAACATTAATACTTGGAGCATGAAAAACTTCTCCACTTTTGTCAAAGTATAAATTAGCATGTCCACCAAACGCACCGTCATCGTTAAACTGTATTTGCGTATTAGCACCGCCTGGTGTGGCACTGTTATCCACAAAACTCAGTGTGCCGGAGCCATCTGTTTGTAGTACTTGATTAGCAGTACCATCTGCTGTGGGCATGTTGTATGCATCATGTATTCTTACATTTGCACCTTGTGCTTTGAATATTTCTGAGCTGTTGTTAGCATTATAAACTTTAAATATGGGGTCACTACCACTGCTGTTGTCCCTAACACGAACCTGTGTAGCAGAACCATTTGAATGTCTTAAATCTAAAAATGCACCGGAGTGTTGTAGGCTTGGGTTGGTACCTAATCGCAAACTGCCGTTTACAAAAAGTTTTTCATTTGAGCTAGTAGAACCAATGCTCACTGTGTCGTTTGCTTGATCAACAAACAGTGTGCCGTCATCGACATTTAGCTCAGGTAATGTTGTTCCTATGTTTACCCAAGCATTGTTGTAAACTTGTAGTGTTGAGTTAGCAGCGTCAATGAATAGGTCGCCGTTGGATAAATCTGTGCTGGGAACAGCACTTCCGCTAGATACTTTAGAACCACTTTTACCGATCTGAAATTCAGATTTAGTGGTACCTTTGAAATTTCCAAAAATTGCCATTTTGTCTCCGGTTAGTTCAATGTTTGTAAAAACATTGTCAGCAACACTGCGTTACTGTCTTCGCCGTTATATGTATTTATCAATGTAGAAGAAATAATGGGTTAAACCATTATTTCTACAATACCTTGGCTTGGAGTAAGATGATCTGAGATTGCTTTACCAACTATGCATGCTGCACCAACAAAATGTGGCTGATCTGATGCTTCTGCAAAACCTGGTGTAGTTGATGTTACAAGTACATCGCCTTTTCTAACAGGACCCATAACCTTGCAAGGTATACGTCCTCTGAGTGCTACTGCTGCGACATGCTCGCCTTCGCAGTTTGAATTCATCAAGTGTGCAGGATCTGTGGAAACAACACCTGCTACTCTTGCAGAATTATGTTCGTTACACAGTGTAACTTCTTGTTCGCCGCCAAACACTAAAACTGTGCCTGGGGGATAATCGCTGTCTGCTACATAGTTTTCAGCCAAGTCAGCATATTGTGCTGCTGTTGCTGTGGCTGTGATAACACCTGCAGCAAAGTTACCTGAGCCATCTCTTTTAACAATTCTGTTTGCAGTGTTAGTGCTTGCTGATGTTACGTTTAATGTAACTGAACCACTTGAACCGCCACCTGTTAAGTCTGTGCCTGCTGTAACACCTGTAATGTCACCCACATTAGTGGTAAAACCTGAATCGTTGTTAAATGCAGAAAGTTTAATTTCGCTTGCAGCTTTCCTGCTTTCTGTGGTACCGTCTTGTAGAATAAATTCTGTTGTGCCAGATATGTCTCCTGTCATATCTGTAAGTTCACTAAAGTCAAGGTTTAGTGTAACAGAGCCGCTTGCTCCTCCACCACTTAAACCAGTTCCTGCTGTGACACCTGTAATGTCACCTGTATTAGTAGTAAATCCACTGTCGTTGTTGAATGCACTTAGTGGTATTTCTGAAATAAGTTTTCTTCTATCAGCACCATTATCCAAAATAATCAGTTCGTCTTGGGCACTGTTAACTGCAGCAGTCATGTCAGTAAGTTCTGATAAGTCCACTGCTAATGTGACTGTGCCTGAACCGCCACCGCCACTTAATCCGTTGCCTGCTGTAACACCTGTGATATAACCTGTATCTGTTAAACTGATCGAACCAGTAGAGTCGTCATATGTAATACCTGTACCACCACTTAGTAAGCCACGTACTTCTGCGTCAGTTCTTTCTGTGAAACTGATAACACCTGTTGAGCTGTTGTATGTTAAATCACCACCTGCACTAATAGCACTTCTTGCATCACTGTCTGCATACATTGTGGGTTCTGTGTAACTGAACACACCATTTGAATAACTTAGGTCGCCGCCTGCACTAAACAGTGCTTGAATATCTGAATTACTTACTTCAATGTCATTAGCATTAACTGTGATACCATAACCGCCTGCAACATCAACAGTCACAGTGCCTACTGAGCCGCCGCCTGTTAAACCGTCACCAGCAGTAACGCCTGTTACAGTACCTGGCAATGAAGTAACTGATGCCCATGTAACTGTGCCTGAACCATCAGTCTTTAACACATATCCGTTTGTGCCGTCTGTGGTGGGTAAGTCAAATGCACCATTGATGTTTAAATTGTTAATTTGAGTATCGCCTGTTAGCGTTTTATTGCCAGCCACAGTTTGTGTGCCTGATGTTCTAACTACAGTGCTGTCTACTGCAACATCGTTGGTGTTTACACTGATACCATCACCAGCACCAACTGTGAGCGTTGCTGCACCACTTGTGGCACCACCTGTTAAACCGTTACCAGCGTTAACTGCTGTTATGTCTGCTGAATTACTGTTTGTGATTGTGATCGTTTTATCAGTGTGGGAAATTGTTATACCTGTGCCTGCTGCAAAGGTTACTAGGTCGTCACTGTTGATAACAACATTTCCTGTTGTTGGTGTGGTAAATTTCCAACTGCTGTAATTGTCAGCAGTGCTGGTGAAAGTACCTGTGCTGCTATCATATGATAGTTCAGCACCTGAAGCAGCAAACTGTGCTTTCACTGCTGGCATGTCTACATCGTATGTGATTACATTTGCACTTTCTGCAAGACTTGTATAAGTGCCTGCATTTAAACTTTTAATGCCGTGATATGTAACATTACCTGCTGCACGTTGGCCGGCGTACACATCAACTGTGCCTGTGCCTAAACTTTCTACATCACCTGCATCCACAGCAGGAGTAATTTTTCTAGCACCTGCACCTGTGTAAATGAATGCTTCGTTGGTGCTGCTGTCATAATAAATTGCACCGCTGGTTGTGTTCGTTGAACTTGGTACTACTAATGCACCTGTAAATGTCTTAACACCTGCTAATGCTTGGTTGCCTGTGGTTCTAACAACAGTACTGTCAACTGCAAAACTTCTGCTTGCAGTAATGTCTCCACCACCGCTTAATCCGTCGCCTGCTGTTAAGGTAACGCCTGTGTGGTTAATGTGTTCGTTAGCAACAAATCCTGATAAGTTATCGTGTACAATAGCACTATCATTTGTGCTGATACTATCTGCTGCTACACTAATACCTGTGCCGGCGCCTACGTTTAATGTTCTATCTGCGGCTAGTGTGCCTCCACCTGTGAGACCCGAACCTGCAATAACTTGTCTGCCTTCAAGTGTGTCAATGTCGTTGGTGTTTGACACAACCTGTGCACCAATTGATGCATTATCGTTGAGTGCTGATGCAATTTCATTAATGGTATCAAGTGTACCTGGTGCGCCGCCGACTAATGCATCAATGGCTGCTTCAACATAAGCAGTTGATGCTGCTTTTGTGGAGCCTCCGCCGTCGCCTGCAACGTATGCATTGCCCGAAGGATTGCTTGGATTTGTTAATGCTGGTAAAACAACACTGCCTGTGAATGTTTTTGTTCCTGCAATACTTTGATTACCGCTTGTCCTAACTACCGTACTATCAACTTCTATGTCGTTAGCATTTGCTGTGATACCGTCACCGCCAACAACGTTTAACGTTCTACTTGCTGTGATATCACCGCCGCCAGTCAAGCCCGAGCCTGCTGTGATATCTACACTACTATGATCAATGTGTTCGTTTGCCACAAAACCACTAAGGTCATCGTGAACTATTTCGCTATCTGTTGTAGAGAATGTTCCGCCAGTAAGTGTGATGCCTGTCCCACCGCTAAAATGTGCCCTAACATTTGCTGCTGAATTGTCTATTCTGGATTGTACTTCTGCAAGACTTGGGCCAGTGTAAGTGATCACACCACTTGAACTATTGTATGCTAAACTGCCGTCGCCGCCTGAGTCAGTAACACTGATAGATGCTCTTGCTCTAGCATCAGTGTAATAAAGATTTGAACCTTCTGCTAAATCCCCAGTATCTTTAGTGGCTAGTCTTGTATCAAAATCTGTGTTAGCTCTTGCTGTTGTATAGTAGAGATTTGAGCCTTCTGTTAAATCGCCAGTGTCGTGATTTGAAATGTCACTTACTGTACCAGTTACATCACCTGTTACATCACCAGTTAAGTCGCCAACAAATGTACCTGTGATTGTTGTACCACTAGGCACAGCAATAGGTTGGCTGATGTCTAAGTTGCCAGTTGTTGAGTTAAAAGATAATATTGCGTTTGAGCTTGCGCCGTTTAATACTACTTTAGCCGTTACAGCATCGCTGTCTGCGTTGATTACTAATTCGTCTGATTCCAATCGGTTGATTGTTTGAGTTGTTTCGATTTGAGTTACGTTGCCTGAAACTGTCAACTGGCCTTTGACCAGTAACTCTTCATCTGCTGCTATAACGGTACGTTTATTTGCCATTTTTTGATAACCCTACTATATTAAAGTCTTACAACTATTTATCAATATAGAAAAAATAACCGAGGCGGTGGTTCCTCGGTTATAGGTCAAGCAATATAAACTTTAACTACAACTAATCACACCGTCAGCATCTGTGGTACATACTACTGTGTTTGTGACAGGGTTAGCAATCAAGTTATCAATAGTTTCTTGTAATAACGTGTTTGCAGAACCCAGTGTGTCGTTATTGTCTGTGACAATACCGCTGTAAGTGCTGTTAGTGTCAGTTAACACACCACTCCAGGTGGCATTATTATCAGTTAATGCCCCACTCCATGTGGTATTAAGATCATTAATAACACCTGCGTTTGTGGTATTGATGTTGTTAACCAAAGTATTATAATCGGCACTCATGGTATTAAGAGCAGTGAATCCACTCTGTCCTAATGTGGTTAGGTTGGTCATACCAGCAGTGCCCAATACTTCCATACCATTCATGCCTGCAGTGCCTAATGTTACCATACCGTCCATGCCCGTTGCTGCTACTGCACTAATGGTGGTCATGCCATATTGGCTGACTTCATTTAGATTGGTCATACCTGCAACACCAACGGCACCAACAGTGGTAATACCGGTTGTAGCAATGCTGTCTGCGGCAGTAAAGCCTACAGTAGCAATATTTTCATTAGCAGTAAACCCTGCTCCTGCAATACTGTCTGCTGTGGTAAGTCCTGCTACACCTAAATTAACAGTTTGTTCGCCTGCTGTGTTAAGTGCACCAAAGCCTGCAATACCTAGATCAACTAGTTGCTGACTGCTTGCAGCGGCTCCTGCTGACCATTGGCTACCAAGGTTGGTTACCATATTTTGCTGTCCTAACTGAATTGCTTCGTTAGATGCAAAATTGGCCATTTGGATATCACGTGCATTGTTGCTTGCATTTTTGGCTACGTCTGATTGAATCCATAAACCACCTAATGTTGCCACAGGCGTTGCCAGCACACGAGCCCAACTTAATGCGTCAGATTCAATATACTGTGGTACAATGTTTTTGTCTTCATTGAGAGCGATAGCCATTGTTGCCATTGCTTTTGCAGCTGGGTCGCCGCTGTTAGCAATAGTGGCTAGTGCACGATAACGTGCTTCTGATTGTGCTGCTTGTGCCTGAGCTGCTTGTTGTACAGCAAGATAGTAATCTGTTCTAGAACCACCACTAGCACATCCTACTACGCTTACTCCAGCGATCAGCACAAACAATAGTTTTACTACGTTCATGATCATGTCCTCTTTCTGTGTAAAAACTACTCTATTGTATGTTCTTCAACAAAACATACATTTAGTACCTCTTAGCAGTGCATGATAAAACCGTAAATCCACTGTTATGTGTTATAATAACACAGTGTTATTTATTTGTCAAATAGTGTCTATGTAAATTATTATGAATCTTTAGTCAAAAAAAACCCCACATAAAGTGGGGTCTTTTCTCCGTTAAGATAATTCTTACTGGAAAGATACGTTTGCTAATGTGATAGCATCAACGTAATCTGCTGCGTTACCCAAAGATGAAGCAGTGTTTGTAAGTTCTTTATAACCATAACGTGTCATAAAGCTCACTACTGGCTCAAATGTAGCAGGATCCATAACTGGACCTGTGCTCATTAATGGGATATATGGGCAGTAGAATGCTGGAGCATCTGATTCGCTTGAACCTTTGTAACCAACAAGTACTTTTGTACCGTCAGCTGCGTAGTTGTCTACGAATACTCTGACTGTTCCGTTCAATGTACCTACAAACTTAGTGTTTGTTGGTGCTTCGAAAGAACCTTCAGTTGTTCTAGCAAATGTTGAAGTTGACGCACTTTGTAAGATTGTCAATGCTTCTGGAGAAACAACAACGTAGTTACCAGCACCGCGTCTTGTTCTAGCTGCGATTCTGTTAGCTGCTCTGTTGATCTCAATTGCTAATGCTGCGTGACGGTCACCAACGTAAACACTTGTACCACTTAAACTTGAGAAGTCTAAAGTTGTACCTGCGCCTGCTAATGAGCGAAGCGAACCAATAATTTCTTGGTCGATTTCAACAACAATCTCTTGTGCAAGAGCTTGCATGATTTCTGCTTCAACGTCAACACCGTGCATGCTTTCTGCATCTTGTGCTGCTTCAAATGTCCATCTAGCACTTAAACGTCTTGTCTTTGCTTCGACAGTTTCTTTTAAGATTTGGATTGACATTTTTCTACCTGCTTGTCCTTCAGCTGCTGCTGTAGCATCTGGAGCACCTGCGTATGTAGAAGCAAGTTTGAATGGGCTTAATGCCTCATCACCTGCAGTAGCACCACCACCACTCTCTGCATATCTTACACGCAATGTATGGATTTGGCCTACTGGGCCTGTCATAGGTTGTACACCTACTAGTTCGTTAGCAATAACTGAAGGCATAACCCTTCTGATTAAAGGTAACATAACTTTGTTTAATGTTGCGACTGAACCCGCACCTGTTGCACCTGTTGTTGCAGCCTCTGACAAATAGCGTTTTGTATTTTCGAGGACCACATCTAATGAAGATTTTCTGTTTCCAGAAACACCTTCTAGCAATGCTTCTTTAGTTGCGGACCAGTTGCTTTCAAATAAATTTGCCATTTTAAATCACTCCTTTTATTTTGAAAGTCCGGCTAATTTCTTAATGTAATCAATCTCGACTACATTATCAGTTTCGTCATCGGCCTCTGCTGTTACAACAGCTGCCTTATTACCAGTATGTTCTTTCTTTACTGATTCAGACAATGTCTTTTTCACTCTTGGTGTTTCGCCATCTAAAACAGATGGAAGATACTTATTGAATTGCTTCTCTAAGTTCTCTGTCTTAACACTTTCAAGTAAGTCTGACATAATTTCTTTCTTCTCTTTGCCTAATGGTGCTAGTAGACTGTTAAGTGTTTCTTTACGAGTATAACGGTCTTCTGCAATTCTTAACTTGCTTTCAGTAAGTGCTGTTGCTTCGTTAGAGGCTTCAACGCTTTCTTTTGCTTCGTTAAGTTGTGTTTCCATTTCGGCTAGTGTTCTCTGTAATGTCTTAATTTCTTTGCTTTCGTTCAAGTACGATGTGTTGTACTCGTTAGCGAATGCTTCAAAAATTCGACGTCCAAAGTCATTTTCACGAGCTTTAGTGATGTCATTACGGAAGTTTTTAACCTCTTCACTGATAACATTGTTGATTGTTGTTTCAACTTTGCCAGCTGCTTTGCGGATAAAATCTTTTTTCGCTTCAGCAAGTTGTTTCTTACCTTCACGTACCATTTTAACTTTTTGCTCTACTAAAGACTTCTTGTCTTCATGGAATTCAGCAATTTCAGATGCTAAAGATTCTGTAATAAACTCGTCTAGTTTGCCAACATGTTCGTTAACTCTAGCCTTGTCTGCTTGCAATTCTTTAACTTCTTTTGCTACCATTTCGACAACAAACTTGTCTAATAATTTAGCATGTTCACTAATGGCTTTGCGATATTTGACTCTGTCTTTTGCAAGAGCGTCTTTTTCTTCAGCAATTTCTGCTACTTCTGCTGTAACTTTATCTGTGATAAAGTTATCTACTGCTTCAACGATTGTGCTTTTATCGTGCTCATAACGTTGTGCAAACTCCTCACGAAGTTCAGCAGTAAGCTCTTCTTTTGCTTCGGAAACTTTTGACTCCCATGCTTCTTGAAGGGCTGCTTTAACTTCAGAAGTTAAATCTGTTCCCTCAAGTAAGTCTGTAAATGTCACTGCCATAGTAGTCTCCTACTTCCTTATATTTTTAGTTCATTGATTAGGCTTTGTATCTGCCTAGCCAAGTGTATTTCTGCACTTTTGTCGTGTGTAACTGCTGTAGCGGTTTCGTGTATAACGGCACCGCCTCGCATGTTAAATAAACTCTCATAGATTGTCTTTGGGTAAGCATCCGGTGCACTGGGCTGGGCCACAATGTCAACAGTAATGATATCAAAATCAGATACTTTACCTGATTCGTTAACGTTACCGCTGCCTCTACTTGAAACGCCCAGTTTCGCGCCTGCTTTCAATAATGCTTTCGCAATATTCCCCATTGGGGTATCTATGATTTTTAATTTGCCAATACCGTCGCTGTCATTGCAATGCATTTCTGTAATGATATGACTAACTCTGTCTAGGTTAATTTGTAACTCTTCTGGATGATCTAACTCACCTAAAACAGTTTCGCCTTTGCCTAAACGGCTACGAACACTCTCAACGGCTTTTTGTATTTCCTGTTTAGGATATACTCTTCCATTTTGATTTTTTACGTCACCTTGGATGAAAAGGCCTGCCATAAACAGGTCTTTGCCGTCTTCGGATTCCATAATCTGCACTTTGGCAGCATCTGGACTCATGTATTCGTAAAGTTTACGGATTTGCATAATTTACTCTCCTACAGTAATTTCAATTAAACCTTTTTAGGTTCTACGTCAATGTTGTCTGTAGGTGTGTGATCTTTTGCTGATTCACCTTTGTTACCTTCTGAACCATCTTTTGCTTTTACAGGTGAACCTGCGCCTTGCACTGATGTTTTCTTAGGTGCTTTTGTGTATGGTGACTCATTGCTGTCTGCTTCGCCGCCCTTAGGTGCTGCAACTGCGTTGCTTAACTTAGTGGCTTCTTCGACAACTTCTTCTTCTGCTTCTTCTGCTTCATCTAAGTCATATTCAACTGACTCAAGATCAAGTTCTTCAGCGTCTGCATCCATTTCTGCTTCTTCTTCGTCTGACTCTTTGTCATTCATTAAAGCATCGAATTCTGCTTTCAAAGACTCTAACTCGTCTGCGATATCGTCAACTTTGTCTTCGAGATCTTCTTCGCCTTCGTCGTCATCGCCCATAGGCTCGTCCATTGGCATTGCATCTTCGTCTTCGTCTTCTTCACCGATTTCATCGGCTTCAATTTCTTCTTCGTCCGCTAACACGTCATCTTCAAAATCATTGCTTTGATCGATAACTTCGTCAACTTCCTCAGTTTCTTCTAATTCTGCTTCTTCTGCTTCGTCAACTTCTTCAGCAGCTTCTTCTTCAACTACTTCATCTTCCTCGACTTCTTCGTCTAAAAGACTTTCGTATTGAGCACGAGCTTTATCAACTACATACTCATGAAGCATTTCTTCTGCTTTTTCGTTTTCTTCAGCAAGGAGAAGTTCTAAAATTTGTTCTAATTTTGTAGACATTGTGGCCTCCTTTAAAAAATTTAATGCTAACATTTTGCATACTCGTGCAAATTATTAGATTACTATATACTTATAGAAATCTGTAATATATGTGTTATAATGGTGTTTTTTTGATCAAAAAGATGTCATAATGACATTTTTTGACATTTGAAGTGTTTTTGAAGTGTTTACAGTGCTGGCTGTTCGTCTGATGCTTGTTTGTACATTACTTTAACAAATTTGTTGTGTTCTATTTGTTCTGCACGAGCTATTTCACGAACCTTACGCAGTTTGTTTAACTCTTTGAGTGTGAGTTTAGGCTTTCTAGTATCTTCCTTAGAACGCAAAGTTTCCTGATCATTCTTTGGTTCATAAAATTCTACTATTTTCATATTAAATTCCGCCTTCTGCTGGAGGTACTTCTCCTCCTACATCAGTATTTACCTCTGGAGCAGGATCTACCGGCATATCAACGCCAGATAAGTCCGGTTCTGCCATTGGATCAACTGCTGCATCTGGTTGCGGTCTAATACCTATATTTTTCAATGCTGCTGCTTTTTCATTTGCTTGATATTTAGAATAGTCGTTTTCTTCGCGCCACAGCTCTTCATTGTTCTTCATTTCTGTGTCACTGAGTCCCATATATTTCTGTAATGCAAATCTTTTACTCATATATGGTAAGTTTGCAATTTGATTGAACATTTGTGCACGTTCTGTGTTTAATTGCAATTCTCTGTAACTGCTAAAGTTCATTGGGGTGTTAAACTGCAACTTAAAGCCAGCATTGTCAATGTCAATGCCTTTGTACTTCAAGAACATTTTAAACTCTCTGTCTAAATCTTCTTGTACTTGCTTTTGCAGTCTTTCTACATATTTTGCAAATCTGTATTCTTGAATGTATGCAACACCCACTTTGCCATCATTGTATTGTGCTGACCCGTCATCTGGGCCTGTTGGCAGATAACTTGCTGGAATACGCAAACCACGTAACAGTTTGTTGTTGAAGTATCTTAAGTCATCAATTTGCCCTAAGTTCTCACCACCCGGCAGTGTGTCTACTTTAGAACCTCTGCCATCTGCTGTTTGAGCAAAGAAGTAATCTTCCAGCATGCTCATTGGGTTGTATGCAGCATCTGTTACACTGCTGCCGTCACCTTTTTGATTAGGCACACGTTTTTGCTGTACTTCGTATTTTACACGTTCTAAGTATTGCTGTGCTTTGTGTGCAGGCATATTACCTACATCAATGAAAAACACACGTCTTTCAGGTGCTCTGTGCACTCTGTAAATAATAATTGAATCTTCTAATAATTCTTTTTGCTTGAACACTTTAAAGATAGGTTCAAGTATGCTGACACCAAATGGCCATGAATGATCCATACCTTCTGTAAGGCTGACATGCACAATATGTTTGGCATCCACAGGCACACCTTGATCTACACCATCTATAGCACCTGTTAAGTAATTGCTTGCTTGACTGTTCACAGGACCCATGATGCCTGCAATGCCTTGTCCGCTACCGTATGGTCTTGCATGCAATGCGGCTGCATCTGTTGCAACTTGTTCTGCAAAGTTAGGTTCTAGGTTTTTGATAAAGTAAGTTTCAATTTTCTTACCTTCACTTTCGTTTACAATAACCTTTTCGATGTTTGCAGGATCAACCCAGTATAATTCATATGTTTCTGGATCTCTGATAAAGAACTGGTCGCCATATTTACAAACACTTCTAAACATGCGGAATGCACGTTTGTGCATCTTGTTTAGTCTTACCCAGTTGTGCAGTGTTTTGTCAATGATTTTTGCTTCAGTATCACTAGGACTTTCAATGTACTCAATGTCAAATGGTAAACCGCTGTATTCGTTTTCTTGTGTTCCGAATTCAGCAATGGTGTCTAGTGCGGCGTTTACTTCTAAGTCGCTGTCCATTTGATCATACTGGATATAACGCATCAATCTGTTTGGGCTACCTGCATACACTTCTGGAAGCCAGCTGCTATACCTGCTGGTAGATGCGGCGCCAAAACTGCTGTCAGTGTTGTTAGATTGTACGTTTAGCGGTAATCCGCTGTTATCGTATGGTGTAAAATGTTTTCGCCAACTCATATATTAGTCCTATATTATAGCACTATTTATCTTTAAGTCAAGTATTAAAAATTTATATTGAAATTAGAATTCTTCAAAACCATCTGAAGAAATACGATTGCCTTTCTTGAGCAATGCATTAGTTTGTTCTTGTTTAGCAACCATGCGTTCTAGTGCATCAGTTAAAGAGTTTTGATCTGATCCTGTTCTGGACATTGATTGTGCAATAGGATCATCAGTGCCAGATATCACTGTTTTTGTTGCTGTCTGAGTGTCGACTGCACTTGCGGCAGTTGGATTATTGAGTGCAGCCACCTGTGGTGCCTGTGCTCTTGCACGTTGAGCATCTTGTTCGCTTACACCAGCAGCAATGCCGCCGCGGGCCATGGTTTCTTCTCTGCGTTGTTGTCTAGCTCGTTTGCGTTCATACGCATTCATTTCTGCACGTGGCTTGATATCCATTTTGTTCACAGTAGGACCTGTTGGTTCTGTTATATCATCGCCATATTCTGCATTTACGCCTGCTAGTGCCTCTTGTTCTGGTTCTAGTTCTTGTCTTATTGGTCCGAACGTTTTCATAGCAGCCATTTTGACTAGGTCCATCATGTTGATGTTGTCCATAGACTCGTTTAACTTGTCTATACCTTTTGCTATCATGCCAAATTGTTCGCCTGCAGCTTTTCCGTCGAGTTGTTCAATTGCTGAATTAAAGTTATCAACTGTTTGACCCATGTTGTTCATGTTGTCTGTCATTTGAACTATTGCTGGTGCTGCCACTCCAATCTTAGCAAGTTTATCAAACGGTGAGTCACTGCCGAACAGTTTGCCTAATCCATCAAGTACACTGCCTATTAAACCGCCTGCACTGAATGCTGCCATACCGGCTGCTAATGATACTAATCCTGGTCCTAGTAACAATAAGTTTTTAGGATCTACTTCGTTGAGCAGTTTGAAACTGCCCATCAGTTCAACCATTGCTGGTGCTGCTATCTTAACTGCAGCCGCAAACGGAACCAGTGCTAAACCTAATGCACCAATTGCCGCGGCTCCTATAGCCATCGGAACTGCAAAAGGTGCTATTAATGCTGCCGCACCACCTAATATACCTAATGCTACTGCACCTGCGGCTACACCTGCCCAATTAATGTCTGCAAACTGCTGGAATGCTTTTCCTGCAACAAACATTGCGGCTCCTATGCCTGTAAGTGCTGCAACACCTAGTAATACTTTAGGGTTACCTAATACTTGTAATCCTTGCCCTAAACCTGTTAGTGTTCCTTTTAGCAATCCACCAATTCCTGTACCAATGCCTTTGCCTGCGTCTGCAATACCTTTGCTTAATGCACTTATACCTTTTTGTATGCCTTTAGCAATATTGCTCACAGAATTGCTGATACCTTTACTTAGATTTGTTAACATGTTTGATACACCTTTGGATATATCTTTCATGCCTGTTGCTAATGTCTTTGTGAAACTCTTAGATTTTTTAGTTGCTGAGTCCATGGCTTTTGAGCCCATGTCCATTTCTTTGGCTTTGCCTGTTAATTTTTCCTTGGCCTTGCCAAACACTTGATCTAATTTGCCGCCAGTTGCTTTGTTGATTTTGTTACCTAAGCCACTCATCATGTTCTTGGCGCCTTCCATCATGGACTTGCCCATGTTAGCAAACATGCTTGGCATGCTCTTACCGAACAAAAACATAACACCACTTGCAAGTTTAAATGCACCAAACAGTGTGATTGCTATACCTGTGAGTTTACCTAATATGTTTGCAAAGCCGCCGGCTTTGTCAGCAGTGTCTCCTAAGAAGCCGCCTAACCAACTGCCTAATGCTGTGAACGGTGTTAACACAAAACCAACCACAGATGCTAATGTTTCTATTACACCTGCTAAGAATTTAAACACAGATATAACAGGAGATATCACCATGCCCACAACTTTCATCACGCTCATAAAGCCGCTAACAAAACTTTTAACGCTGTCAACTATGGATGGTATGTCTTTAATAAATCCTGCAACACTTTCGGCTACACTCTTAATCATATCAGGTAACTTTTTACCTAATTGTGCGCCAAAGCCTTTTGCACCATCAGTTAAATCTGTAAACGCATCGCCGGTGCCACCAAATACATCTGCAAATGTATCGCCTAGGGCACTTACTATAATTTTTTGTGCTTCCTTGAGTGATTCAGAAATTGTTTCGCCTGCATCACCTACACTAGCAAATCCAACCAAGAAGCCTGTTTTCATTGCTTCGAAAGTTCCTGTGAATTCTTTTACAATCTTTGTTAACATGTTAGTACCTTTTTGTACTTCTGACATTTCAAAGCCTTTGTTCATGTCTTTTAATTTTTTCTCAGATTGTTCAAACTGTGCAATAGCCTTGGCCATGCTTTCTGCTTGAGCATCGCCTGCCCTAGCAAGTGCAAATATTCTGTTCTTTTCTGCAGCACTAACATTGCCTAATTGTGTTGCAATGTCTTGTGCCATTTGATCTGCGTCTTCCTGGCTCAGTGTACCTGCTTGGATAGCACTAATATAATCGTTCATTGGGCCTGCTAAACTTGGTAATGCAGTGATATAACCTGTCATGCTTTCACTGAAGCCCATAGCACCCGAAGCTGCAGCCTCTGTCATTGCTTCTGCTATTGCTCCGCCTTCTTCGCCGCCTAAACCACGCATAGCGGTACCGAAATCGGTGATTCCACCTATTACTTGATTACGCAAGTCTGCATTTAAACGCATTAAATTAGCGGTTAAAGCAGGAGTTTGGCTTAACAACGAGTCAGTAAAAGCAACTAATTCGTCTGTAGAAACACCTAAAGCAGCCGAATATTTCTGTTGATTCCTAATACTTGTGGTAATTGTTTTCTGTAATCTTTGCTGATTAACGCCATCTAGTGCACCCATTAACTGACGTTTCTGCATTTCTGCACCCATTCTAGAAACACTGTCTTCCAGCGACATACCTAAGTCAACACCAGCGTTGGTTGCATCTTTAAATGACTCTGTTAACTGTACAAACGGGCCTTTGCCCATGCTTTGTACAACACTACTAAATGTGCTTAATGTACTCACAGCATTGAGGCCCATGCCGCTCAGTTCCATCATTGCACCTGTGGCACTCATGCCACCTGATGATAAACCGTCAGTAAAGCCAACACCTTCTCTGGTTAAATTATTGAGTTGTTCGCCTAAGCCTGTAAAACTATCTAATAATAAACCACCATAAACTACTGCTGCACCAACTAATGTTTTGGCTGTAGTCATAGCAGAGTCATAAAACATCACAAATGCTTTTTCGCCTACAGCAGCACTTTTGTTAAATTTGTCTAATTGCTCTCTAGCAGCATCTGATGTGTCGCCCATGTTTTCAATGGCTTCACTGCTGACCCCTGCACTTTGCCCAACATTGTCTATGTGAGTTGCAGTGGTGTTAGCACCTTGTGCTAAACGTGTTAGTGTTTGAGGTAGTTCTGCACCTACGCTGATTCCTTCTAAACCTGGTTTGTCTGCAGATGCTTTGGATTGTTCTCTGACTGCTTTGGCAATGTCAAGAGTGGCTTTGTATAAATCTTCTCTGTCAGATTCGTCGTCTTTGCGAAATTTTTCAGTATTTTTGGCGTCATCTTGTGCTTGTTTTAGCAGAGCAGCATGTGCTTTGCTGTTATTTTGATCAAGGACAGACAGTTGCTTCAGCATCTGCTGAGCAGTACTTTCCAGAGCAAAGTCTGGTATTTTTACAACGTTGCCCTCCGGCATTACGACGTCAGCCATTTAGAATCCTCTTTGCATGTATTTATCGCAAAAATTAAAACTAGTTTTTACTTAACAGTTTTTCAATATAAGGAATAAAAAATTCTAATGGTTCAGATTTGTAAGTTGCATCAAAACTTTGGCTATCATACAGTCTGCAAAATTTTTCAGTGTGTTCATAGTGAGGACTGTCAGTGTATTGATCGCGGGCGTTTCGATCTTTACCTATGTAGTGGTAGTAGTAATATCCTTGAAAGTCAGTGTGGTTTTTGAGTAAAAAATAGTTTGCTTCACTTATATAAGGTTTTAGCATGGCTGCAACAACTTCGCCATGGTTTTCAGGACTCACTGCATCGCCAATATCATGCAATAAAGCAACTGCAATATACTCGTCATCCTCACCAGCACGATAAGCTCGAGTAGCAGTTTGTAGGCAGTGTTCTAGTATGGTAACAGGAAATCCGCCGTCAGTGTCCTCAAGCAGTTTTAATTGCTGAACAATTCTGTTCACAAGATGCTTGCGTTCTTTTCGATGAGCTTTTCCTATCAATTGCCATTCTCTTGCTGTGGTTTCTTGGAAGCTCTTAAAGTTAGTTACTCTCATAATACCCTAATCTTTTACATTGTTTGAACAGTTTTTCGTAACTTAGTTTATCCTTGTCTAGTGCAAATGCTAGACTAAACATATATCTTTGTTGCGAAAAATTAATCACAGTGTGCGGTTTTTGTGTGTTAAACAAGTATAATTTATTCTTTTTGTATTTTAATTCTATAAAGTCAGTGTCATCAACAAACAAACAATGACTGTCGTGTCCAGACAACAACATGTTTATACCAACCCCTCTGCCAATATCGGTGTGTAACCTATAGTAATAGTTAGGATGCAATGAAAACACACCAGCTCTGTATATCTTATATCTGATATTGATTTGTTCTAAAAAAGGGCAACTTTGTATAACTTCCCCTATATTCATTTCGTACAATTCAAAATATCGAAAAGATTTACCAAAATCAGCCGAATCATTATCTGTAGTCACATCGTGTATTATTTCAGAATCAGTCCTATATTTTATCACAGGTGGGTCATTAGCAAGAAATTCGTTGCATGTTTGCACTAATTGTGTTGCATCAACATTTAATTCTGCAAAGTAGTCTGATTGATTCATTGATTACCTAAATTTTAAAACCCTGCTTTATGATAGCGATAAATACTGGATGTAGCAGTATTTATATGCTACGTTAATTTATAGGATTTATTATGACAAACAAACACAATCCATTAAGTGCTCATTTTAGAGCACCTAAACTTTTCACTCCTATTCCGAGTGAAGGTCGTTTTTACACAGATGAAGTTGTAGAGATGCCTGAAACCAAGGAGTTACCTGTGTTCTCTATGACAGCAAAAGACGAAATGATTATGAAAAATCCTGATGCTTTACTGAATGGAGAAGCAGTTGCACAAGTTATTCAAAGTTGTGTGCCTAATGTTAAAAACGCTAGAGCAATGATGAGCAGTGACATTGATGTGTTGCTGGTTGCTATTCAAGGTGCTACATACGGCGACGAAGTTGAAGTAACAGCAGAATGCCCAAAGTGTAAAGAATCACAATCAGGTGTTGCCAGCGTTGAAGCAGCCATTGACACAATGGGTAAGCTCGAAGATTCATACACTGTTGGACATGACACATTAACTATTGAAATTCGTCCGTTCACTTATGCCAGCACAATTCAAGCAGGTATCACAAATTTCCAAAGCACAAGAAGTTTACAAGCATTAGCAGACGTCACAGACGAAATGGAAAGACTGCGTCTGTTTAACGACAACTTCAAACAGATTGCAGCATTAAACTTTTCTTTAATCGTAGACAGTGTTGCTAGTATTACAGTAATAGACGAAGACGGCGAATCTGTGGTAGTTGACGACAGAGATCACATCACAGAATTTTTAAACAATGCTGAAAATTCTGTTGGCAAATTAATTGAAGGAAAAATTCAAGAAATCAATGCTATTGGTATTAATCATGAAATGTCTATGCAATGTGAAAAATGTGTAGACGAAAACGAAGAACCATACACGTTCGAAAGCAGAGTAAACTTTGACCCTGTAAATTTTTTCACGGCTTCCTAGCTCAATCTGAGCCCGAGGAGATAGTGGCGTATCTTGGGAAGCTCAAGAACGATCAAACTGCCCTTAGCAATCAAATCGCAGAGTTAGTTATCTACAGCGAAGGGGCAGTCTCATGGAGTGAAGCATGGTTACTACCTCCGTTGGATCGCGACTTGTTGATTAAAACACTCAACAAGTTTAACGCAGCAAGATCAGGCAAAAACAATAACGAAATGCTTTAATCTACAAAGGCAGGATGTTTTTCAAAATACATCTGTATCATAACATGGATAGCGGTATCCACCACAATTAAAATTGTGCAAAATGTCAAAAACAAGGGAATACCGCCGTACATTTAATTTCTCTGAAACAAATCAGCAGCATTACACTGCGGTTGACTTCTACAGTTTCTAATATTGTTCTGCCACATCAATTCACTTGGCATCCAATCAAATTCCATAGGGTCACTGTAAATATCAACTGGCGTAAAATTACAACCAGTTAGTAAAAGACTAATCACCAATAGTTTTTTCATTTCTTTCCTCTAATAGTTTGTTATAACCTTTATCATCTAAGTGTGTTACAGCAATCCATGCATGCGTCATTTCGTCTGCTGTTCTAGAACCACCGTATACCCACATATCAGGGTCAGGGTTATTTGGGTTGTCAGCAGTATTATCATACCACTGCTTCAGTATTAGAACAGCACCTGCAGGCAGTAGAGGAGCAACATCTGGTGCATATATGTGACTGTGGTGCCAAGTAGCACTCCAGTTTGATATCTGACTTATTGCTTCTGTGCGTCCTGTTTCAGGATAAAATACTTCGAGGCTCGCAGCATTCATACGCAAATGTCCGTGTGGTTGAAAACTGTCTATACGCACCGGATGGTCAAATGTATGAAAGCCTTGTGTCATGTATGTGCCGTGTGGAGGGATAGCAATGTCTGCTTGGTCTCCAATTCTGTACAATGACAAATCTTGTCTATAAGTCAAATCCTTTTCTTCAAACTCGTCATAGAACCAAATACCAATTTCAACTACGTTATCCTCTATCATATCACCGTTCGCTGTTGCACCAACTCCGCCTGGGAACATGTGTATATCCCATTGTACTTTGGCTAGTGCAGGGAACGTTCTGCATACACCTTGAGGAACAATCTCTCCCCACTTGCCCATAGCATATTCTGTGAGCATGCCTTCTCTGCCTTCTTCGGTAAGAAAACTAGAGTTAGCGTGATGTACTACAGCAGATGCATCTCCTCGCGGCTTAACTTGTACTGCTTTTATGCATCTGTTTTCTGTTATGCCTGTTTCTGCAATTTCTTTACTCCACAGATCATTACCATTTGCAGGTATGTCATATGGTTGTGAGGGAACAATTAAATCGGGCTCTCCAAACATTGTTGCAAAACGCCAATCATCAGGATCTGGCATATCAGGCAGTTGTGGAACAATGTCTGCATTACCATATGGCGACCCAGAATTTACCCACTCTACTACTGCATCTATTTGCTCCTGTGATAAACGCCAATCGCCTTCGAGATCCTGTATACCTATGCCATGATCGTATGCATATGGTGGCATTTCTCTGTTTGCTACTCGTAACTGAATTAACGGAGCCCATGGCCGCACTTGTTCGTAAGTTTCAAAGCTCATTGGTCCTATGCCACCTGCACGATGACAAGTCACACAGTTGTTGTTGATTATGGTTGCTATGTCGTCTGTGTAAGTTTGTGCACTCACACATAAAGGAAAAAGCATCAATCCTAAAAGTTTTTTCATGTTGTAATCCTCAGAGATGGTTACAAATTATTTAACGTATAGATTAATATTTTAGTTTACTTTTTAGTGGATTGTTACAATTAATTACATTTAACAGACACTTCGTGTCTTATCTTGTTACATTCGTTCTCTCGTTTCACTCGAATCACTCATTTACAAGATATCTTTATAAGATCTTTAGATCTTAGAAGTTATCATGAAAGTTGAGCCATAATTCACCCGTTGCCGGGTGAATAAAAAAATGGATGTCATCATGATGAGCATCGCCATCTCAATCTCGGGTGCTGTTAAGAGGTGGTGGGCCTTATCCCCTCATACACTACCGTCACTGGTGTCCCACGGAAGCCAGTATAACCTTGACGAGTTTAGTTATACTAACTCTCAGGTTGCTTTTTCTCAGAGCCTGAATCGTTCAATACTGTTGTCGTTTGTTTGTATCTCATGTACCGCCATACATTCCAGAATCTGACGCCGTGGATACGGAGCCTCAAGGAAACCGATATTATTTGCCTCGGTGGGGTGGTGTATGGTCCTATGTGTGTGCCTTGTTAAGCCAGGTATGCCTTGTTATGCCTTGATGTGCCTTAATGCAATTATAATTATTTCTTTGTTAGTGATTCTCGTAAAATTTTTGAACCGCCAATTCTTACATTGATTATACCATTATAATAATTGTCTGTCAAGAGAACTTTGCGATCAAATTGTTCTTTTGCTTCTAAGTAACTAGCAACTCCTCTACTAGGGCAAAGATGTAGTATTTCTCGGATAAAACTTTTTTCCCCGTACTTTTCTACATCTTCCTTGAGGTTGTCTGAGCTCCCCCAATAATCTCTCCAGTCACTTTCTTTTGTGCCTTTGCGTTTTCTTTTTTTACCTTTAAGTGGTGGCTTTGTGGTTTTAAATTTTGCTAATTTTTTACCCACATACTTCTTGCCGTTCTTTTTGTTCGTTATTAAGTATACGAATGCTTCGCATCCTTCGGGTAGTTCGTCAATTTGTTTTCCCTGATATATCCAATAACTCATCAAAATATAGTTACCGACAATGTATGCAGGTGACTATGTTTATTGGCTAATCGATGTAATCTGTGTCTGTGTTGTACATTGTGAAGCCACCTTCTTTTACAACAGTTAACACATTGTTAACACGACCAACAAGTTCTTCCTTGTGTGAGATAAGAAAAATATTTTTGCCGTGTTCTCGATTCATCTTTTTGAGAATGCTCAATGCATTTTCCACGCCCATGGTGTCCATTCCGGAATCTATAAGTTCGTCGATGCACATCAAGTTCATAGGTCTGTTTAAACTTTCGTAAATGTCTCTGAACGCCCAACTCAATCCTAGTATAAGTCTGTTACGTTCTCCTCTACTTAAATTGTCAAAGTCTAAGTCTCTACCATACTCTGTGATCTCTACATTTAGGTCACTGGCAAATTTTACATCATGCGGTAAACCTAATTTGTCCAAGTACCATGCAAGTCTGTGATTCAAGTATGCTATGTTTTGATCAATGATTTTTTTACGGATAAAACTGTCTTTGCTGGTCAACAATTTGTACAAGAACTCTTGGTGATCTTTTAGGAATGTGTATTCGTTGATGTCATCAAAACTAATTTCTTGTATGCCAGTTTCTCTGAGCATGTCTATTTGTTCATCGTATGGATTAGTTTCTTCTCTTTTGCTTTCGTATTGCTGTGCAAGAGATTCTAAGTTGTGTTTGTGCTCATATGCTTCTTCCACTGCGGCATAGAACGTTTCACCGACAACAAAATTTTCTGCACTTAGCACACTTATTGCTTCTTCAATTTCTGACAAGCGACCAGACTTTTCATCTCTGTAGTCTTGTTCTTCTTTGATCTTTTCTTCTAATTCTTTGGTGTACTCAGCATGAGTATCTAAGTGTGCAGTTCCTTGTCCACATGCAGGACAAACACCGTCGACAGCACTTTGTAAATTGCTGTGCAATTCAGTGAGTGTGTTTTCGGATCTGTCAAAACTTGTTTGTGTGGTTTTTAATTCTTTTTCTAGCAATTTAATAGTGTCCGCTTGCTCTTTTGCAGACACATTATTTTTATGTGTTTCAATCTCTTGGTCAACATCAAGTTCTGCTAATGTTGTGATCGCAGTTTCCATTTCAGTTAGTTTATTGTCGTGTGTGGCCTCCCAGGCTTTTTTACGACTTTCTAGTTCTTTGATGTTTTTTTCAATACGTTCGTTGCTGTCTTTGACAGCATTGATACGCATTTCTTCTTCCTTTATGCTGTCTTTGATATTCTTGATTTTTTCTTTGAGTAGTTCTGCCTTGGAACTTAGATCAGTTATGCCCAGCAGTTGCTCGATCATGTCACGCTGATCATTTGCTTTCATGCCCAAAAACGGTTCACTGTATGTGTTCAGTGCAACCAAATGTTTGAACATGTTGTGAGGGAAACCAATAATTTTTTCTATTGCTTTCTGTGTTTCTCTACTATCGCCTTGTTGTTCTTGGTCGCTGTCTTCGACACCATTGACCATAAACTTCAATGTGTTTGGTCGCCGGCCACGTTCAATACGATACTCGGTGTCCCCCACTGAAAAGTCAACGGTAGTCATCATATTTTTGCCGTTTGTTTTGTTGATCAAATTATCACGACGAATGTTTGTAAGTGCTTCACCATACAGTGCGTAACTGAGTGCATTGATAATAGTGGTCTTACCTGTGCCGTTTCGACTGCCATCTCCGCCCATGTCTAAGTTGTGACCCAGTACAAGTGTGAGCTGACAGTTGTCAAAATTAACTGCCTGTGTGCTGTTACCCACGCTCATGAAATTGCGGGCGGTAACGTTTTTAATTTTTAGCATATTAAGTTTCTAACTCGTTATAAATGTCAATTAGTTTTTGTCTTTCTATAGTTGAGGATTCGATTGTCTCTAGTTGTTGTATAACAATTTGATCCACGCTCTCAAATTTAATTTCACTGCCTTCGAATTGTTGTTCCTCTTCCTTGATGGGAATCAACTGTAATTCTCGCACACCGTATTGTTCTGCAAATTTTTCTTTAATGAATGTTGCTTCTTCATACGATACACTGATATCTAATTTTACACGAGCATAAGTGTATTTGTCAAGTAGATTCTCATGATCATCAAGTAACTCCTTCAATGAGAACACTCTGTATTTTGGGCACTCTTCCCAATTCACATACACAGGTTCTTCGCCCCATGTTAAAAACATAGCACCACGTTCATCATCATCAACGTCTGCATAGTTATGTGGGAAAGCATTACCAATGTAATGAATATTGCCTTTGTATTGTCGTTTGTGGAAATGTCCACTGAACACATATTCGGGACCACTCAGCATCTTATCGTTGATGCCTCCGTGGTCTGGCATTTCTACCATTGCGTTCATTTTAAAATAAGGAAGTTCAAAGTGACCAAACATGTACTTACACTCCATCTTGGAAACCACTTTGTGATCATCTCCTACCAGCCACGGTATAATAGCAACGTCATCTTCCAAGAACATGTCGTCGACCATCACAAAATTACTTAAATCTCTAGCATATTCGATGCTGTTCATTTCACGTTTGTCACGATAGTATAAGTCGTGATTGCCTGTGATAAAATAAACCTTTTCGAATGCATCGTTGAGCTTTTTTAAATCTTTAATTGTTGCATTCATTGTTGCAACATTAATACTTGCTCTGTGATGACTCCAGTCTCCTAAGAATATACATGTTTCTGCATTTCTTGCTTTTGCTTCAGCAATAAACCAGTCAATGTATCTACCGCAGTCTTCTAAGTGTAAGCGACTGTTTTGCTTTAATCCATAATGAATATCCGTAAAGCAGGCCGCTGTTTTAAACAGTTGACTCATAAAAATTTACTCTGTAACGTTGTCCGTGTCAGTTTCTACAGACTCTCTCAGTGCCTTCATTTCTTCTTCATGTGCAATTTGTCTGCTGAAACTAGGTAAGTGTCCTTGTTCAATTAAAATGTCATCTCTGATGTTTTGATTTTTCTTCTCAATGTTGAGAACTCTAGTGAAACTGTTGTTTACTACTGCTGTGTAGTAAGCAAAAGGATTGTCTGATTTAGATTCGTCAAATTGTAAACCAATTTGTGATAGTTGTACTAGAGCTTGTCCACGCATTTCATCAACATAAGTATAGCCTCTCCAGTTGGCTCTGTGACTGTAACGTTCAACTAACTTGAGGAACATGGTGCCCAACTTATTAGTAAGTTGTCCATGGCTTACACTAAATTCTCCATTGCTTAAACTACCTTGCCAGTGACTGCGTACTACCTCTTTGAGCTCACCTGACTGATATGCATAATGTTTGAATGCAGGAAAGTTTACTTTTGCTCTTTTGTCTGCTTCTGTTTTTGGATTCTTTTTTCTGCCTTCTTCTAGAGGAATGTGTTCCATGTCCATAACTCTAAAGGTTAATTCGCTAATATCAAAACTTTCTGGGTCTACAGCAAACTCTTTTTGCTTTGGCTTGTTGCGATAATCTTTTTTATCGTGCGTGAGCATTGCTGCTTGATAGGCTTCGCTTTGAATTTTTGCTGCTTTGTTAAGTCTTGCTTGCTGAATAGCTGCGTCGTTGATTTCTGACAAATTGTGTACAATTACATCGTAATTGCTGTATTTCTCGTCCTGCACATAACAATACGTTAATTTACTCTTGTTTATTTCTTTTAATATGTCTTTGTTATTTAAATAATTGACTGTTCCGGGTTTTTTCATTATAGTTGGTACCTCCAGTATTCTACACATTATACAGAACTATATCTGTATGTCAAGCAAAAACCTGCCAGTTTTTGCCACTTTTAGTAGAAATATACCTTTTGTAGTACAGGTATTTATCGCTACTCAGCAATTAAAACTGTGTTTTATGAAACCGATAAATACATGCATAGGAGATTAGTATGCCACAAAATAGCGGAACAGGTAACAACAAAAATCTAGGCTCAGTAACAGGGCCAGAATTCCTCAGCCGTCTTGCTGGCCAGCAAAAAAACTTTACTGTCGGGCCATCTCAGCAAGTAGACGGCGAAGGAAGTCCTGTACAACAACCAGGCATCACTACCGATTATGATTGGCGAGCAAGATTGCGTCCAAAAGATGGTGGTAGAGATTTATTTTGGAAAGGAGCAGATCCTGATATCACAGGTGATGTAGATTACTTGTTAAAGCCGTTGCATGATGCAGGAGGCTTAGTGTGGCAGTACACGCCTGATATTCTTTTAAGTTCACAAGTCAATTACAACATGCCTGACTTTCATGGACAAAACTATCCGTTGATGACTTACAAAAATACCATACCGCCAGCGTTTCCGGTAACAGCAGATTTTAGTGCTAACACCATTGATGAAGCAAGATATATGTTGGCAGTGATACATTTTTGTAAAGTTTCAACAAAGTCCTTTTTTGGTGATGCTGCAGTAGCAGATGGGTACTATGGTACTCCGCCGCCAGTGTTGTTGTTTGAGTACTTAGGACACCATGGATTCAACAGAGTGCCTGTTGTCATTACTTCGTACAGTATCACATACACAGCAGATGTAGATTATATTCCTGTGGCAACAGACGTACTTGGCAAAGAAGTAACCTATGTGCCCACAATGATGAACACACAAATTAACTTGCAACCAAGTTATACTCCGCACAAATTGCGTAAAAGATTTAGGTTACAAGACTTTACTACAGGTAAAAATTATAGAGACGGATTTGTATAATGGCTAAAATTCATAGACCAGATAGTTTTTTAAAAAGAACAAAAGTATACGATATCTTTTTAGATGTTAACACTTTGCCTACTGTGCCTAAAAGCATAGCAGACGAAAAGTATACTATTGAGGCCAAATACGACCAGCGTCCAGATTTATTTGCTTTTGACAAATACGGTTCTAGCAGAGTCTGGTGGATAGTATCTTTGAGAAATTTAGATATCATAGAAGATCCCATCAGAGATTTCAAAGCAGGAACAGAAATATCACTGCCTAGTAAAGAAACAGTAGAAACACTAGCATCGTAATATGGCCATAACAGCAGAAAAACAATATGAGCCGTTTCTCAAAAGAGATGTGCTCGGCAATATACTTGATCAAGTTGATAACTATCAGTACAATTTAAAATTGTACATGATTCCTCCTGTGACTAATCCTCCCGGAGAACAACAACAACCTGAAGGCGGCCCCACAGACGAAAGAGCAGATATTCCGCAATCTAGCAGTGGTGGACAAGGCGGATACTTACAAAATGCATACACTGCTCCTCCCAATCAAACAGTAGTACTAGCACAAACAGGCGTTACTGGTGCACAAATTGATAATTTAGAAATCAGAGCTGCCCCAGGACCAGGTAACAACATGAATGTAGCCCAAGTAAACTTTGACATCATTCAGCCTGGTGCTGCAGATTTTATGGACCAAATTATAGCCGCAAAAGCATTTTTAGGTGACAAGATTTTGTCTAACGATGTGCCTGTGTTTTTAGAGATTGTGTTTAAAGGATACAAAGCAGATATTGAAGATGAGGACAATGGTGGAGAGGCTATTATAGCTGCAGGACCATATAGAATGCGATTAGCAATAAAAAGTGTGTCCTTAGAAATAGACGAAGCCGGCAGTACTTATGCATTTGAAACGGTAAACATTGATCATCTAGCATACACCGATGATAAGTTTAGGATGCCTAAAAAATTAGAATCAAAAGGCACAACTATCACCGAGCATGTGCAAAATTTAGTTAAAAAAATAAACGAGCACAATGCAGGTAATAACAATGATTACCAAATACAAGACGGAATAGACATTGATATTTCTGGACTTATTGGCGGCGAGCATGGTTTAGAAGATGACTCTATAACTACATCTAGTGATGTAAGAGCAGAAGAAATCAACAGGATTATGAATCCTGAATTAGAAGACAAAACAGAAGATGAATATCAAGACATACTCGAACGAGCAGCCAAAGACGAAGGCACACTTGATATTGTAGTTGAAGAGAACCGTGTAACAGTCAGAGAAGGGGTCACCATTGAAAGATACATAGCAACACTGTTGTCTATGAATGATGAGTTTTTTGCTAGAGCAACAAGAGCTGTAAAAGGCGCTGATCCAGAAAGCGACGAAGTTAAAAAAGATCAAGCATTTATTAATTGGTTCAAAGTTAATGCTGGAGTAACGTATGTAGCATTTGATGAAAAACGTAATGTTTATGCAAAAGATGTTGTGTACAAGCCTGTGATGTACAAAACAGCCACAAACACTGTGCAAGCCAAGATAAACGAAAATTCAGGTTTAACATCTGAAGAAGTGCAAGCAAGAGTTGACCAGATACCTGTACACAAAGCATACCATTATTTGTTTACTGGTTTAAATGATCAAATACGAAATGTTAGGATAGACTATAAAGCAGGTGTTGCTATATTAACTGCTCCTGCCGGCGGCGTCTCCGGAGATTTCAGCACGGTGCTCAGCAAAACAGTTTCAAATTCTGCAACACCAGATGAAGACTTAACAGGCAACGATTTAGCAACTGCCGCTGTAAAAGCTGCAAATGAAAAAGATAGAACTGCCGCAGTTGACAATTTGTTCAATCAGCAAACACCAGAGCGAGAAGAAGACATTCAGCGACTGGGAGGATTGCTTGGATTTTCAGAGGCAGAAATAGTAGATGCTGTAGCAAACAGAAACGGACAAAACGCTGAAGCAATCAAAACAGCATTAAAAAATAAAGGTTCAGCACAGGCGTTAAGAAATGCACAAACAACATCCAGTGTACAAACTACCAGTGATAACGTAAACAATGTTGACAGGAGCGATTATGCACCCACACTTAGTGGCACAACATATTCTGCAGATATCATTGGCAGTGTAAGTGATAGACTTGATCAAGCTGCAGCATTAAACGCAGCCCAGCAACTGGCTTCTAATGTACAACAACAAGATGAAGGCGAAGAAGGGCACACCAGAGAAGCAGTGCAATCACGCACTATTCCAAACCAAGCAGAAGACGGCACATACAACGGAACTCCTCGCAACACAATTTTTGGATATTTGATGCAACAACATGGTGCAACTGATTTCTTGGTTAAATTAGACATGGAAGTTAAAGGTGACCCGTGGTTTTTGGGACCTGCATCAAGTGATAAAGCAGAACCAAAAAGACCTGGATCAGAAGACACAACAGATGTATCTGAAGAAAATGGTGTTAGATTTACTGGAGATAAAATTTACATTTTATTTGATCTTCAAACACCTCGAAGATTTGACTTTAATGTTGAAGACGAAGATGCTGCAGATAACTCAGGATATTGGAGTAAAATGGGCACAGGATACTTTATCACAGGATTATACGAAGTCAAAATAGTTACTAGTATGTTCAGTGGAGGAGAATTCACACAAGAGTTAGAACTCATAAAACAGACTGCGTTGGATCTCAAAAAGATAGATAAAGCACCAGAGGAGACTGAATCATAATGTCTATTAATGCAAACTACAACAAGTCGAGTAAAAAGAATCCTACTCAAAAACTGAACACAGGCAAAGATGCAGTTTTTGGTATATATCTTGCCGAAGTAGTTTCCACAAAAGATATCAGTAGAACAGGCCGTTGCAGAGTTTTTATTCCAGCAATCAGCAAAGACAAAAACTCCACTGCAGGATACTTTGATGCAATATGGACAAGCCCTTTTGCAGGCACCACCGATCCTAGAGCAGTCGGTACAGATATAAATCTACCAGAACAATCTATGAGCAGTTACGGCTTTTGGGCAACAGTGCCAGATAACGGTAACTTGGTTTTGGTTGCATTTGGCGACGGTAATACCAAATATCCTCTGGTTATAAGTTGCTTGTTTGGCGACAAATTTAATTTTATGATTCCTGGCCAAGCAGGCAATAAGAGTTATCAGTCTCCAAACATAGAGCTTCCTGTAGTTGAAAAAAATAAACGCACAGAAGATATTAATCACAACGATACCTTCAGACCTATACAGCACACTTTGTCAGAAGGTATTGTGAGACAAGGACTAGCACGTGACCCTATTAGAGGGGCAGGCAAAGCAACAGCACGTCGTGAGTCGCCTAGCGAAGTATTTGGTTTACTCACGCCAGGTCCACGCGACCCAGATAATTTTAATTATAGATTAGGCGGCCACAGTATAACATTAGATGACAACTTAGGTTCGAGACAAATAAGAATACGTTCTGCACAAGGCAGTCAACTACTCTTAGACGATACGTCAGGCATGATATACATGATCAATCGCGATGGCACAGTATGGATGGAGTTTTCGCAGACTGGTGATGTTTTCTTGTACGGCGAAGGTGATATTAATTTACGAGCAAAGAAAAATTTTAATCTAAGAGCAGATCAAAATATTAATCTAGAAGCCGGACAAGACATAAACATCAAAGCTGCAAAAGATTTTGATGGTGAACAGTAGCTAGGAGATGGTTCAGGTGCTGGCGGAAATATAAGAATGCAAGCATTAGCAGAGATGCACTTGCAAGCAGAATTTAACACTTTCCAAACATCAATGCAAGGCGAGCATCATATTAACGCCGCAGGACAAATTGGTGTAACCACAGGTAATAAATACAGTCTCAAAGCAGCTTCTGACATTGAGCAGGCAGCAGGTGCTGGATTCTCAACAAAAGCAAGCAGTGCAATTGTGTTAACAACTGGCGCAAATTTTGTTGCAAAAGGCAGTCAAATATTGTTAAACAGTGGAGGACCTGATGCACGTGATCCTGCAGAAGCATTGGTTGCTACACCTACTGCAACAAACCAAAAATTTGATCAGCCCAAAGACGCACCAACATATGACAGGGCAGCTGAGTCTCCGGTTACCAGTGGAGGAATACGTTCCGGTAGCGGTGCCGAAATGCAATCCATTGTAGGCGTACTAGTCACAGCAGAGCCTTTTGCAGGACACGGTATTCCTAACCCAGTTAATGATGATCAAGACAGCATGGTACCAGACGAAAGTGTATCTCAAGGTTTAAATCCAAACAGTAATGGTTTATCAAATAGTCCTGCAGACGTGAACACGCCTGATGGGTTAGCACAAGGTTCTTATGATGAGAACGGTAATCCTGTGTATACCAATCCTAGTCAGTTTACAAACAATTTTACCATTGCTAAAAATAAGCAAAACACCGATCAATTGATAAGTCAGCTCAATGCTAGTTTAAACAGCAGTATACCTACGGTGAGACAACCAACAATGAGTCCCCAGGGGGCTATGAAGTTGGGAATGAATGGAACAATTACTAATATACAAAATAATGCCAAACAGTTAGCATTTGATGTTAAGGGTATGCCAGCAGATCTCTCAAAAGGTGAGCTTCGTAGCATGAGTAACAGGATCAGTGCAGCAAGAACACAATATCCTGATCCACAACAGCAAGCAGAAGCACTGTTAGCACAAGGCATACAAACACAACAGTTTGGACAAGAAACAATTTACGTTGGAGCGAACGGTAACAAAGTAGTCACATTTGATACTGGGCTAGGTAATGTAGGCAACGCTATGCTTACACAAGCAAATTTAAGAAACACAGAAGGTACTGTCAAACAGTTGATTACTAGATCGTTGAGCGATAATCAATACTTAGCAATGATAAGTTTAGCAAATCACATTGGTGTAGAAAACTTTGCAAAAAGCAAAGTGTTGGGGGCAGTGAATAGCGGAAACTTTGCAATAGTGCCATTTTTGTTAACAGCACATTCTTCTCTAATGCAAGGCGGCGTACCAACTTTTCAGATGGCACATTATCAGCGTAGACAATACGAAGGAGAACTTTTCCAAACTCCAGACATCATCAAACTCCCTTCATTCCTTTCTAGGGTAACATTTGAAGAACAGGCAAAATGGCTGTACTCCCAAAGAAACAATCTACTACTTACTGGTGGCTTGTCTCTGTAAATCAGAAATTCTCACATAAGCACGATATTTTGCATCTTGCTCATCTTTGATTGTGTTCTTAAGTAATTCAATTTCTGACTTGAGTGCATTGATAGTAGATAATTGATCACAGACCATTATTCTTAATTCTTCTTCTAAGGTGTTATTCAATGACTTATTGGTCATTACCTCTCCAGTGTAAAAAATATGTGTGTAGTTTCCTACACACATATTTAGTCTTAGCCGGCTTGTTTCACCATTTTTTCCATGGTTTCAAGCTCTTGCGGCTTTTGAGTCTTATCGTATCGATAGTTACCCGCAAAGTTAACTGTGTCAAACAGCTCATACTTCTTGGTAACTGAATCGTACAAGCCAACTGTGACAAAACGCTTAGTTTGCTGAAAAATCTTGTAGAACCGCTGTTCTGAAGATTTTGCATTAACTGCCTGCGCCTTTTCCCAAATGGCCTCAAACTCACGTGTTAATTTAAACATCACTGTTTATCCTAACTTAAGGGTGAATTTAGTGGCATCTCTGCCTGTTTCTGCAGCACCGTTACTGCATTATCGTCTATTATACACACACTATTTTTGTTGTCAACCTTTTTATTCAAGTATTAAAACTATTGTTTATGATTTGGATAAATATGTGTATGGCAACGTTATTCAAAGGTTTCAGCACTGTTGACAAGGTTAAGGCACCTTTTACACTCACAGATGTAGAGTTAGTAAAACGTGACTTACTGAATGAGTTTTATACTCGAAAAGGTGAGCGATTAATGAGACCTAGTTTTGGCAGTATTATTTGGGACCTGCTGATGAACCCAGAGGACACGTTTACCACTGAGGAAATTAAGCAAGACATAGAACGAATAATTGCAAAAGAGCAACGTGTAGAATTAATCAACATTGATGTGTATGCACAAGATCATTCTGTGAGAGCAGAGGTAGAATTAAATTATGTAATTCTCAACAGCAAAGATACGCTGTATTTGGAATTCACTCGAGAAGAGCAGGTATAATAGATGGCATTAGTAAACAGACAAAATAACTTATTTGCCGCTGAAGATTGGAAGGTAGCATATAAAGCATTCAGCGAAGTGAATTTCCAAGCATATGACTTTGATACTATCAGAGCAGCATTAGTAGAGTATGTGCGTGTAAACTACCCAGAAAGTTTTAATGATTACACTGAAAGTTCTGAATTTATTGCAATCATAGAATTACTGTCCTACCTCAGTCAGAGTCTTGCATTTAGAATGGACTTGAACAGCAGAGAAAACTTTTTGGAAACTGCTGAGAGACGTGACAGTGTGTTTAAACTAGCAAGACAGTTAGGATACAATCCACGTAGAAATTTACCTGCTAGTGGTTTAATGAAACTAGTAGCAGTCAGAACATCAGAGCCTCTACAAGACAGTCTGGGAAATGATTTAAACAACATCAATGTGTTCTGGGACGATGCAAATAACCCAGACAGTTTTGAGCAGTTTGTCACAATACTGAATGCCGCAATGGGAGGCAACAACAGATTTAGCACCCCTGCAAAATCAGGTAAAGTAAGAAACATAGCAACAGACTTGTATGAAATTAATACTCCTGTAACAGCACCTGTTGCATATGACTTTAATTTATCAGTAAGTGGTACAGACAGAGCATTCCAAATTGTTAATCCTGATTTTGAAGACGGCGGCGCTTTTTACGAAAGACACCCAGATAGAATCAACAACTTTAATTTAATTTATAGAAATGATGGCAACGGCATCAGCAGTATTAATTCTGGCTTCTTTGTTATGTTCAAGCAAGGTGTATTGCAAAGCCAAGATTTTAATTATGATACTCCACTAACCAGCAGAACACAAGAAATCAATGTTTTAAATATCAATGAAACAGATGTGTATGTACAAGAAATAAACACAAATGGTTCAACTATACAAAAGTGGAAGCAAATACCTAACACCGTAGGACAAACGTTAAACTATAACGATTTGGCACTTGATACAAGAACATTGTATGCTGTAGAAAATTTAAACAATGCTGGTATTAAATTAAGATTTCCTGATGGAAACTTTGGTGACATTCCTTTTGGTCGTTTTAGAACATACTTCAGAGTTAGTGATCCAGAAAATTTTGTGCTGTCACCAGAAGATGCTAGAAATGTTAAAGTCACCATCCCTTACACAAATGTACAAGGAACAACCTTTAATTTAACATTAACATTTAGTTTACAGGAAAGTGTAAGCAATAGTTTGCCGCCTGAAACACTAACAGCGATCAAACAACGTGCACCGCAAGTGTATTATACACAAAACAGAATGGTGAGTGCACAAGACTATAATATTTTTCCGTTTAGTCAAACTAGCAATTTGTTAAAATTAAAAGCAATTAACAAAACACATGCTGGCCACAGCAGATATATCGATATCAATGATCCTACAGGTACATATCAAAATTTAGAAACATTTGCATCTGACGGTTCGTTGTTTATAGAAGATACTCCACAAACAGAAAGTATTTCTATTACTGAAAACAACACTGTAGTTGAAGCAGTAGAATACGATATACCATTGATATTGAAAAACAGACAACTGAACAATTTTGTTTATGAACAGTTCAGAGAAAGTTGGTCAGATACAGACATTGATAAATTTAATATCAAAACAAAAAATGCTGTGTGGAAGACTTTGCCTGTTGTGACAGGTACAAATCAAACCGGATACTTTTTAGAAACAACATCAGATCCTGGCAACTCATCGGTGCTTGACACTTCGTTTGGTTTTGGGTTTGAAGAATTTGCAGAAAATAATTTTATAAAGTTTGTTGACACAAACACACCTTCTAAGTATAAATGGACAAGAATTGTAAGTGTTGCAAACAACGGATTACTTAGCAGTGGACTTAGTACTTCAACTGGGCCATTTAAGTTAGCGGCTCCTGTTCAGGACGGCTGGCGAGCAGAAGAGTACATTGCAACAATGCGTAAAGTTATTAACACATCTGAGAAAGTTGCAGTTCAGAATGAGATGAAGAACAAAAGAACATTTGCACTAGGTTTTGATCCAGCACTTAACAGATGGTATGTAATACTCAATGCTGACATTGACAAGAAAGGCAAGTGGTCTCCTGACAATGCAAAAAACAGTTCAGGCACAGGCATTGATGCTAGTTGGTTGTTGCTATTCACATACACTGCTATAGATTCTAACAATTACAAATATATTGTTACAACTAGAGGACAACAATACGTTGTTCAAAGCCGTGCAGATTTAAAATTCTACAACATCAATAATGTTAAAGTTGCTGATAGCGATAATCAATCCAGCAGAGATTTAATTTCGTTCACAACACTTAATTATAAGCCTGGCAGCTCAGAAACGTTTAATTGGGATCTGAATGGCAATGTGTTTGGTCAAGTGTGGATCAGTGGTGACACAGGAGAAAAGTATACACCTAACTCTTACGATCCGGGCATATCATTGAGAACAAGAAACTTAAAATGGTATGATGTAGACGTTGATTATGTGACCAGTGCAGGTATATATCGTAATGGTAGTACATCATCAAATTTGTTTGTTAACAGTGCAACAGTGTCTCTTAACACATATTTTGCAGACGGCACACAAGGCACAACCAGCACAAACAATGTGACCATTGCAAACAATTCAGGTAGAATTACATCGTTGCCAGCAAACATTACGATACCATTCACTAACACAACGTTTGGCTATAACATATTAGATGCACAAGGTAATGTTTACTACAAAGATTATAACTTTAGTACAAATTTGTTTGAAAACTTTGAAGCAACTACCTCAGGAACAACAGGTGTTATCAGTGGAGACAGTGGACGCATACTGTTAGCAAATGCAAACTTATCAGCACAAACAGGTAATTTGATTATCACAAACATGTTTAACAATCGTTACACTTTTGCGTTTGACGGCTCAGGGCAAGCAACACAAGACAAGATTGTGGTAAAATACAAAAACTCAAAAGATCAATTGGATCAGCAAATTGATTGGAATATTGTTGCTCCAGTAAAATATCCAGACGGTTACACTGATAACAGAAAAGTTGTAGTGTCGCCTATAGATGTTGACGGCGACTTAGTGCCTGATAGACCTCTACAGTTTAGAGAGTTTGTTGACGAAAATGATTTGATTTTCTTTGAAAATTACACTGATTTTGATGGGTATACATACAATAGACCTATGTCAGGCAATATTGCAGATTTCAGAAACGAAGACAGTATAAGTTTTGATTATGCAGCAGACACTATGAAGCCCGGAGGCTTGCCTGACACTACCGCTATTAGTACAACAGATATATTGATAGTTAAAAATCTTTCACAATTAGGCGGCGCAGTAACATCCGCAGCCGGCATAGACAATGTTAATGGATTAGTTGTGTATGATAATACTGCTGGCAAAATTTATCAAATGACCCCAAACAGTGCAGACACGGCTGCAACAGCAGTAGAAACCACAGATTATATAGTTAAAAATGGCAGAGCATCAGGACAAAACACAGCACTCATAGAACAAGATGATATTGTGTTTAAGTGGAAGCATGTTGCTCCAAAAGATGTGAGAATAGATCCTAGTATTAGCAACATTGTTGAAATGTTGGTGTTAACAAATGATTATTATGATAGTGTATTAAAGTATAAGAATGTTCCAGGAACTGAGTTTCCTTTAGCACCTACTCCAGCAAAGTTAGCAACAGAATTTAAAAAGTTAAACGAATTTAAAAGTGTAAGCGATTCGTTGATATTTAAGAGTGCACAATTTAAGTTGCTCTTTGGTGCAGATGCTGATCCAGAGAATCAGGCTAAATTTAGAATTGTAAAATTACCAAGCACCACAATGACCGACAATGAAATTAAGAGTAAAGTTATTACTGCATTCAACAGTTTCTTTGCACTTGAAAATTGGGAATTTGGCGAAACATTTTATTTTACAGAATTAAGCAGTTATATACATCAACGCTTAGGTAGTAATATTGGCAGTATTGTTATTATACCAAAAAACAGCGGCGGCAGCTTTGGCGATTTATTTCAAATCAAAGCAGAACCGTATGAGCTGTTTTTAAATACTGCAAAAGTTAGTGACATAGAAATAGTTGAGAAGATTAGTTCTCAAACGTTAAGAGCTGATAGGTAAACAACAGTAATGGCAGATAAAATTTTTAATCAGTTACCCGTAGTACTGCAAACAAAGGCAATCAAAAACTTTTTTGAAGCCACAGTAGAGCAGTTATACAGCGAAGCCAATATCACTCCTATAAGTGGTTTTATTGGCAAACAGACTGGTGAAGACAAAAAAGTACAAGGTGCATTTGTTGCAGAAGACACTGCAGACAGACGCATTTATAATTTAACACCTGCTATTAACAATTTAAATACTATAACTGGTGAAAGTGAAAACTTGATGTTTTATGATGAGTTCATAGACATCTTAAACGTGTATGGCGTAGATACTAAAAATCACAACAAGATATTTGGTAGCCGCTATAGAACTTTCATGCCTCCAATTGACATTGACAAGTTTGTTAACTATCAGGAGTATTACTGGTACCCAGATGGTCCAAGCACAATAACCATAACACCTACAACTTACATAAACATAGACAAAGATGTTGTAGGTAAAAAATCATACTCGTATGGTAATGTTACACTGCGTAACGGCATGATTGTTCAGTTCGCAGATAACAACAATGTGATTCCTGCCAGCACTGCAACAACAGCAGAGCATCGTGCAGGCACAGAGTACATTGTTGGCGGTGTTGGTGAAAGTATCTATCTTGTTGAGAAATCACTGAGTTCAGCAACACTTTATGGAGGAAGCAAAGCCGACAATAAAGATTATATTACTATAGAGCGTGGCTCACAAAATAAAAATGCATGGAGTCGTGTTAACCATTGGTATCATAGAAACAACTTCCTTGATGCTGATGACAGTTTACCAGATAGAAAGTATCGCAGCATGCGTCCGATACTTGAATTCAACAAAGACTTAGAGATTTATAATCATGGTGATACAAATTATGATGTAGCAACTGTTGCAGTTGTTGCATTAAGCAAAGCAGAAGTAGAAGGTCAAGCAAACTTAACAATTGATACTAGAGTTGTGCAGGACGGTGATGTGCTGTTCTTCCCTAATGAATCTGAAGCAAACAAAGTATATCTCTACAAAGTATCCGGAGCAACCAGTTCTATTGTGCTCACAGCAACAAGTTCAACTGCAATCAAAGCAAATCAAACTGTTGTAATTGCCAAAGGTAATGTGTACGAAGGTGCTGATTATTTGTACAACGGTACAATTTTTACACAAGCTCAGAAAAAAGTTCAAGTAAATCAGCCACCACTGTTTAATCTATATGATGATGCAGGCAACAAGTTAAACAACACTGGATTGTACAACAACAGTGACTTTGTTGGTAACAAAATATTTGGATACAAGATCGGCACAGGTAAACCAGACACTGAGCTGGGTTTTCCTCTATCTTATACTCCTTACAAAGCAGTAAGTGAAATAACATTTGAAAACTTTATTCAAACAGATAGAGTCCAGTACCAAAACTTTGGTAGTTCAACTAAGAACACTGTTCTAGGAAGTTACTATTACAAGTTGTTAAAAGATACACCTGAGTACCATTCTTACTGGAAATTAAGTGATGATAAAAATGAACAAAAAATCATTACCACTCATTATGTAACAAGACAAGATGTTGATGAAGAAAAGATAGTGTACAATATTGGTGCAACTCCAAATGCATCAACTATTACATCAAGTGGATATGACATACTGGTCAAGGTGAATGGTGCTATTGTAACCAATTATGTTTACCAGTCACCGTCAAGTATTAAATTTAATGAGTTTGATTTTAGCAAAGGCGACATCATAGATGTTGAAGTTGCCAGTGACAGCGGCATTGAAAAAATATCTGACAGTAGATATGAAATACCATTGAGTTGGAAAACTAATCCTTTCAACAGTGAAATTGAACTTGTTGCAGAACCGCAATACTTGTCACACTTCAAAAGATTTATTGAAAAACAAGAAGGCTTTACTGGTGATGTATTGGCGTCTAACAATTTCTCAAGTACAGCAAAAGACGTCACACATGCAAAAAACATTGTGCAGACAGAGCAAGATATAATCTTAGCTGCGTTTTTGCTTGATGATCAGCCACACAACTTGATTGAAAGTTTACGTTTTTCTGCTAAGGAGTATGGAAAGTACAGATCACGTTTAGTTAAGGAAATACAAAATTACTATAATTCTTTCCCTGTAGAAAATTTAACAAATGAATACATTTTAGAAAAAGTACTGAGAAATTTGATCTCTTTCAGTGTTGGTAAAAATGTTTTTGGTAGCACATTTATTTTGCCATTCGGCGATAATTATATTGAAGAAACGTTTGACGTTAGTGATTTATCTAACACTTCGTATACACTAAGCAACTACGAAGATTTAGAAACACTGCAAAACAGTTTGTTAGTCTACAAGTTTGATCCTGAAAATGGAAAACAAGAGTTACTTACAAATGATGAAGACTATACAATATCATCTGCAAACCCAATCACAGTAGATGTGTCAGCCACTGTAAAACTTGGCGATTCTATTATCACAAAGTTATATAACGAGGAGCGAGACAGTGCCGAATGTCCGCCTACCCCAAGTACAATGGGCATTTATCCATTATACATTCCACGTATAGAAACGGACAATAGTTTTCAAACACCTATTAAACTGTTAGTTGGACACGACGGCAGTAAGACAACATTAACAAACACCATTGTTGATGATATACTATTAGAATTTGAAACAAGAATATATAATACTTCTTTGAGTAAGTTCAGAGATGCAAACAGTTTACCAGCATTAAACGTTGGTGACGTTAGGGCAGGTAAATTTAGAAGCAACAATTTTGCACCACGTGAATACACTGATTTGTTGAGAAACAGTTTTAATGACTGGGCAAAAATTAACAAAGTTGATCATGTAACAAACGAGCATTTTGATGCAACAAATACATGGACTTGGAATTACAGAGGTAAATTAGATTTACCAGGACACTGGAGAGGCTGGTACGAATATTACTACGACACTGTTAGACCACATACCCATCCGTGGGAGATGCTTGGCTTTATTGAAAAACCAAGTTGGTGGGAAACACAGTATGGCACTTCATACGGTAGCAAAAATTTCAGCATGTGGGAAGACCTTGAGGAAGGTATTATTAGACAAGGTTCCCGAGAAAACTTTACTACTGGTGCTTACAAGAATGATAACAATTGGCGCCGTGTAGGACTTTCAGACTTTATTCCTGTAAATGCAGATGCAGAACTGTTAAGTCCGGGTCAAATTACTAGCACAGGTACAACTACCAGAGAAGAAATATGGAATAACAGGCGTCTTGCTAATCAAACAGTCTCAGACACTTTTTATGACAGCACTGGACAAAGCAATTTGCCAAATGGCATTAATGTTACATATGGTAGTTCTGCTGCACTGAGAGTTTTGTTTGATGCTAATGCAGCACCGCAAGCAGGCACATTCTGGGATTACGATGGTACAATTAGTCCTAGCATACAAGGTAGTGGATTTGCAGAAGGATTAGACGGCTTTGAAACGCCTTATATTTTTGTGGAAGATAAAATTGAAAATACCAAATATCAATTGTATAACTACACATTTGATAATTTGACCCAGGCAGCAAACATTATTGTTCAAACGCCAACTGCAATTTCCAGTAATGCAATAGGTATAACAGTAACAGGCACACCTATTTTAAATCCAGGAAGTGCAGAATCATGGAACAACGAAGGTGATTGGAACTACACAAATACCTATAGGGGCGATGCACCAGCAAACGGAACTTATTTTATTGAACCAGAGCATGCTGGTTTGACAGAATGGGACACTGATAATCATTCGCCTGTGGTAGGTTGGAGTTTTGATGGACTACCAATATACGGGCCTTATGGTTACACAGAATATGCTGCTAACGGCCAAGTAGTAAACAATGATATCACAAACATTCAGAGTGGATTTAAACTAAAAGAAAATAATAGATCTTCTGGACCAGGCGGTGATCACACTGGCGAATTTATTCAAGACTACACTTATAATCCTGCTAATGCTTCAACTTATGCAGGCGAAGTTGGCACACCCAATTCAGGCGAACTAGGCAAATACAATTTGCGTTACGGTATAACGCCTGACAGTCCTACAACTCCAATTTGGTTCTATGTTGCTACGATTGACAATGACGGAGATCCAATGTTCCCGTTTGCAATTGGCGGCACAGTTGGATCAAGCGATAATACATATCAAGGAAAGTACTGGACAGAACCAGTTGAACCAACCAAAAACAACACAGGCTCGATTACCGAAGAAGGATCGTTAGTTGCTATATCAAGTAACCTAACAGTTGCCCCAAATAATGATACTGACTTGGCCAACAGTGTTTGGAGATTCGGGGACGGAGCACCTGTAGAGAATGCATGGAAATACAGTGTTGCTTATCCGTTTGCTGTTGTAGAAGCATTACTGTTATCACGTCCTGGTAAGTTTGTTACACAATTTTCTGATCCTACTAGAATCACATCGCCGTTGTTAGATAAAACAAAGATCATTAACAGCACAACCAGAACACCATTTGACTTTGTAGATCAAGATCATTTCTGTATACACGGTGCAGTTGACAACACCGGCAACACTGTGATCAATTCAGGATACACACAGTTTGTTCACAGTTGGTTAACATATCAGGATTTAAATACCACAACAGACTATGCTGAAAAACTGAGAAAAGTTAACATAAAATTAGCACACAGACTAGCAGGCTTTACTGATAAAGATACTTTGTCAGTGAGGGCAGATCAAACTAGTCTTACCACAACATCTCAGAGTTTGGTAATACCAAACGAAAATGTTGATGTTGTAGTACACAGTTCGCCTTACAAAAATAGAAATTCGTATTCTGGCATGCACATACAAAAAACTGCTAACGGTTATAAAATCAAAGGATATGATAAAAACTTTGGTTATTTTGAAGTGTTACGCAGAAATTACAAAGGCCAGACATCCAGTGTTGAAGTCGGCGGCAATGCTGTAGACTATCAAATTTGGGAACCAGGTAAAAGTTATCCAAAAGAAACTATTGTAAGTTACAATAACGGTTACTACAGAGCTCCTACGTTGGTGCCTAGCAGTCAGACTTTTATGTCCAGTTTATGGAATAGACTGCCAAGTTTACCACAAACAGGCAGTGTCAAAGCAACATTGTTCTTGGACAGTTTACCTTATGTGGACAGAATTGATTATCAAACAGAATACAAAACTTATCAGGAAGTAGTTGATGTTATTGTTGGCCTAGGAGCATACCAAGAAAGTCTTGGTTTTGATTTTGGTAATTTTGATTCAAGCATCAATGATGTTAGAAATTGGAATTATGTTGTACGCCAATTCTTGTTCTGGGTATCCGGGGGCTGGGAAAATAACAACACACTAGAGCTCAGTCCTTGTGCAAATAGATTAGTATTCAATAGCAGCACCGGAATGATAGCTGCTATTAATAGAACAGATAAAAATCAATTTTCATTAATTGATCAAGACGGAAAAGCAATTGAACCTAAGTTATGTGAAATAGTCAGAGAAGGTAACACAATCGAAATTGTTCCTCCAGAAGGTTCACAGATTTATAGCACAATATTGTATACTAAAGAAATTGAACATGCGTTAGTGTTTGACAACGTAACCAACTTCAATGACGTATTATTTGATCCTGTGCACGGCCATGCACAGCCTAGATTAAAAGTTAAAGGCAAACGTACTGCAAATTGGAGCGGATTATTCAGTACCGAAGGTTTTATCATTCAGAATGACGAACTAAAACCTAACTTAGACAATATGGCACAGAGTTTAGGGCGTTATCACGAACTAGGCTTTATACCTGTAGAAAAACAAATATACGAACAAGCCAGGGGTCTGTTTGGGTATCAAGAAAAAGAATATCTAAATGTACTTGAAGTAGAAGATGATGATCAATTTGAATTCTACAAAGGCATGTTACAGAATAAAGGAACTGTAGCAAGTTTAAGCAGAATAGCAAAGAGCACAAACATTGTACAAGGCGAAATGACTGTATACGATGAATGGGCTATTAAAGCAGGCGACTTTGGTGATTTAGAAAATGATCAAGCAATTGAGTTAAAATTACAAAAGAGTGAGATAACAAATGATCCACAGTTGATCACATTGGCGTTCCCAGAAGATACCACAGGTGTGCTTGATCGTGTTAAAATTATAAAGGCCAAACACAAGTATCACAGAGTACCTCGTATTGAAATAGCAGCGCCTACTGGCACACCTGCAGAACAAGCAACCGCGGTTGCACAATTAGAAGCCAACGGTGTGTTAAAATCAGTGAGCATAACTAATGCAGGCTCAGGATACAAACAACCAGTTAGATTACAGGTTATTGCAGCAGAATTAAATATTTCAAATATTAGTACAACATTTAATAAACCTATAGCGGTCAGCACAGATGCAATTACGGATGCAGATGTAACAGGCACATTGAGTTTGTTAGACATCACAAGTACAGTGAATGGTTCTAATGTAAGTGTTAGTTTAGATTTAAGCAGTGTGACCAGTGTGGCTAATGTTGTTACAGCAATTAACAGTAATGCAACAATCAATTCAAGTATTACTGCATCAAGCATTACAAGTAATGTGCTAGAAGGCGGTAATGTTATACAGCAACATGTGTTAAGTATTTCAGGTAACGATTTCACATTAAGTGAAAATGGAGCAACTCTGTCAACGTTAAACTTAACTCCTAATAGATATCAGCCGCATCAGAGATACAGTATTTCTGCCGTTGACAATCACCCAACATTAGGGACAGGAGCAACCACTGTTGATGATATAATTGTCACAGTAGCAGGTTCAACTGTGTCATCTGATAACGGCAACAATTGGATTTACGATGCAGGCTCCAGACAGCAGTTTGATTTTAACATCAGTACAAGTGGTGCAATAGACTTCGACAATGATTTTGTTAATTCAGGAAATGTAAACATTCCTCTATCGCAAACACTGGATGCCAACAACATTGTCAAACAAAACGATATTACATATCCTCATGCTAATGTGTTTGTGGATGGAGTTGAATTAATTAATACTGTGGGAGATATCAGGTATACATTGACCACAAGTCAGTTAACAATTCACAATGTTGAAACATTACCAGGCAATAGATTAGCAGCAGGTGCAAACATTTATCTTGTGGAGTCACCTACAATTGACTTTGAAGATGCGTACTTTGGTGATGTTCCTGGTGCTAGTTTAAATATTAAAACAACCACCAGCGATGATATTGCAATACTCACAAAAACAAAAAGAATATATGAAATCACACCAGATGTTAAAACCGATGATGTGATACTGATAGACATTGACGACACTGAGAGATTCCTCAAAAAGCCAATTGGCGTTAGGGAAAACAACCTGTGGCCAACCACTGCTAATGTTGATTACACAGGTATAAATGACAGCAGATTCACAAAAATTCCTAATGCTGGTTATGTAAACAGTTCTAATGTAGACTTTAGTGCATTTGATGTGCCTAGCATTGGCGATTTATTTAATAGTAGTTTGTTGATACAGCCAGATGCTAACAGCACAGTCCATGTTGCAATAAGCGAAAACAGACATTGGAATGTGTATAAATTCAAAGAAGCGAACACAGACATCAGTTTTGTTGAGCGTGAAGGAGATGACGAAACAGCATACTTGTATAGCAATGTGTCACTGTTTAATTATACTGACAGCAATCAGATTGGCAACATAGACTTAGGAAGATTCTTAGATTACCATATTGCAATCAAAGACGTGGATACCAGTGATAAATTTGTTGTCTGGGTAAATGAAGAAGTTGTAAACAACAAGTCGGTTAGGCTGAGCAATATTACTCCTGTGGCAATGACTGAAAAGTATGTTTCGTCAATTGGCCCTAGAACAGTCAAAGCAATTACAGATATCAATCCTGGTATTAGTGGTTTTGCTAGTGGATTTGCAGAAAGAATCAGCAACAACACAGTCAAGATTTATACCACAGTTGATAACCTAAGTGTGAATGTAAACACAACCGTAGGGTTTGCAACATCAAACATTACACCTGATGAACAAATACTATTTGGCAATACATATCAAGCATCTAATATTGATATTGCAAACAGCACATTTACCATTAATGAAACACTAAGTGGTAATGTTGAGCCTGCAAACATGACTGTGCGTTTCTTTAATAGGACACAAATAACCTCAGACGGACACGGATTCCTCGGCGGACAAACAGTTAAAATTGTAGCAGGGCCTTATAGCGGACAGTGGCCAGTAGAAAGTGCAAGTGCAAACACATTCTGTATACAGGCTCCTTATATTGCTAGTGGGCCAACAACAGGCAATATTGTAACACCTTATATCACTATCACAACAAGTGAACCTCATGGAATCAAAATTGATTACAAGAATAAAAAGATTGCTATTCATAATTCAAAGGAAAAATTCTACAACAGGGTTTATAGAGTAGACAAAATTCCAAGTGCAAACACTATTGTTGTTGCTGGTGCATATCCATTTAATGATCAAACTATCAACATGGATGCAAACACCACTGTGATGAATACATTGGATCATGATGTTATATCATTAAACAATTCTAATATCAAAATAGACAACATTACAAGTTTAGATGGTATGATCGAGGCATTGAACAGAGGCTTTGCATTAAGACGTGGTTGGATTAAAGCACCCGGTAGTTTTACAATGGGTATACCCATGCTCAAGAATCCACTGCATAACTCAGCCACTGGAGGCATGTTAGGACAAACCAGAGGATCATCTCCTTATGTAAACAACTTTGCTGGAATATCAACAACAAACCTAGTGCAGACAGGCAATTTGCCAGTGGGTTCTCCTGGCTCTCAGTTAAAAGGATTCAATAAAACCAGTACTGGGCAGTCAAAGATAAGTCAAAAAGCACAACGAGGAACATTAAGCTCAGGTGCAAGTGTAACACCAATGAGTACCAAATTAAATACTAGTTATTTTAATCCTAGCACAAGCGTTGGCGGGTACAGCACTGCAACTAGTGGAGCAGGTAATAATTTTACCAATCCAGGAACCAGGGGCAAAACTGCTGCATCATCGCTGGGTACCAATAACACATTTATCAACAGCACATTTGGTGGCACAGTTAAACCAACAGCGTCGGGTGCTAGTCAGACATTTTTAAATTTGCTGGGCACTATTCAAACTATAACTAATCCTCCTGTTACTACATCTTGTCCCGCACCAGAGATGCCAATTAAGATATCACAAGACGGTAAAACAAAACCCGCGGGCAACTTACAAGTAGGAGACAAAGTATTCACTGCACACGAGCACACAGGTGAGTTTGGCTTGTATGATGTTGAGTATGTTGAGATCAAGCAGGAGCAACGAACAAAAGTCACGTTTGATGATGGGTTTGAATTCATAGGTTCATTAACACACAAATTTAAAGTAAATGAAAATTGGGTAGAAGTACAAGATTTAAAAGTAGGCGATGATGTGCAAGGACACAGTGTTGTCAGCATAGAAGATGACGAAGCTGCTGGCGATATTGTTGTTATCACTGTCACTGATGCACACACATACATTGTTGGAGAACTATTATCTCACAACAAATCTGTGCAGCAACCAGTTCCCGGTAGTGGTAGTGGTATACCAACACTGACATTCCCAACACCATCAGGCTATGCAACTAACAACACTGGTGCAGTGGTGGTCAATCCTTATGTGGTACATACACCGCCAACACAAGGTTGTGGTACTTTGGTTATTCCACCTCCACCACCTCCACCAAACTTACCGCCAGAGGCCATTGTAGATCAGTATTTTACTGCTTTCGAAACACAGTTTACTGGCAATGTGTTAGACAACGACAGTGATCCCGAAGGTGACTCTTTAACTGTAACACTGAATAGACCGCCCGAGCATCATGCTGGTACATTTAATTTAGCATCAAACGGATCATTTACATACATTCCTGAAACAGGATATGAAGGCGGCGATACGTTCACATACGATATAGCAGATTCCGAAGGCAACATCGACACTGACGTATTAGTCGTTATTGAAGTTGGCCAACAACCTTATGTGCCACCACCAACGGTCACAGTGTATGAAAAATGCGAATACCAGGAGCAGTCCACAACAACTAATGGAGTTGACGATGCATGGTATTACCAGATAGATGCAGTTGACGGCGCAATCAAATTGATCATCGACATGGATGCAGCAACAGACTCACTGAGTGTTTATCAGTACAGCGGCACTAATATTGCTGGCAAGCAACGAGTTGCATGGACTGGCGGACTCTTGAGGAATGCCACAGCCCAAGAAAAGCAAGATTTATTTGACAGCAGAGGATTGAATCCAATCACAACCACAAATACAAATATATATCCAAATATAAACTGGAATCTCCCTGGAAATGTAAACCCCAATCAGTTTCCAAAAGATTATATACGTGATAACGGTGTACCAGGAGGTATTAAGTATTGTGGAGTATTAGAATTTAATTTTGATCACACCAAAGGCAGAAATCTTGTTGTGGAAGTTGACAAGAGAAGCAGTGTGTACAGATACATGATCTGCTATCCTACTCTGACTGACACTGGCAGAGCTATAGGTACTGCACAAAGTAACCCTAACCCGGGACAATTAAACACTGGTGTTTCTAACGGTACAACTAATCCTAATACCAGTAGCGTGGCAACAACGCCAATTATTAACCCAACTGGTCTTCCAACTACTAAGTTGAAAGTTGCTAGTCCAATTTTGCCGACTGGTCCATACGCAGGCGGCGGTGGCTCATTCCGCTTTAACGTTGCAGGCCTAAACTACTCGCATAACTTTGGCGGATTCAGTTTAGCACCAATGGCAGGTTTCACACACATGCCAAGCATATTTAAAAAGACAGTCAAAACTGTTAATCCTCAAAATGTTGGTAGGCTTCAGCCGTTAGGCGATAACAGATATGTGAATGTTACACAACAACGTGCAAGTGGAGGCCGAGTAATACCATTGGCTGCACCTATTGCTCCACCAATACCTATTGCAAGAAGAGCAATTAAAGGTGTTGACATTGCACTGTATCCAGGTTCTGACAAGTTTGGTAATTCCAGTTTCTGGGGTAATGATTTAATAGATGAAAAACTGTTAAAGATTGCAAGCAGTAATTATGATATACAAACTATCAGCGTACCAGGTTTTGATGGAAGCACGGGCACAGACAATGTGTTGCGTACAAGATCTTCAACATTTATCCCTGGCACAGATGGGTCAGGTGATGGCAGTGACAGTTCTGTGGTAACATTTACAACTATTCCAGCAGGTGATCCTACTATTATACCAGGCGGATTAGTATACGACAGTACTACATTAAGAGGATTAACCACACAGTTTTCTGATACATTAACCCCTTCAGAGACTATACCGAGTGAGGATGCTCCACTAGATCCAGACATTCAGTACACTGAAGTGCCTTTAATGACAGTGACTCCTACAAGAAAGAGACCAGCAGGCGGCGGCTACGTTTACGAACCGGCCGGGCCAACTGCTGTAGCACCAATCTATAGGCCTACGCCAAGTATAACATTAACAGAAAATGATATGATAGGCTTAACACCTGGTGATCAAGTAATTGTTAACACACAGACTATCACAATCAAAGGCACACCTGCAGCAACCCTCAAAGAGTTTGAATGTTCAGGTGGATTCGGTTATACAGCAATACCTAGTTACAGCGGTAATCAAAACGCTGTAACTATTAGTGCATGTGGATCAGTTCCTTTAACATTCCGCGATGGTTGTAGAGGCGGCACATACAAAGAAGTATTAGACTTCCACATTGTGAAAAACTTCTCATTAACAGATTCTACACAGGACCAATATGCCATCAACGGCAACACATACACTGTGAGCAATCAGTTGCCCAACGAAGTAACTACTCAGTCAACTTCGACTACAACAGGTACTCACGTTGCAGGATTAACCACAGCAAGCGTTAACACAACTACTACAACCAATGGAAATTCAACCACGGCTGCTAACACTCAAACAGCGTCACAGATGGTTGGACAAGACAGAGTGCCGGAAATCCGAGCAAGTGTTAATCACACCGGTGGTAAAGGTTATCGAGTTGGTGATAGATTGAGAGTTGTTGGTGGTACTCCTGTATCATCGCCGTTTGGTTCTATCACTGAACTGTGTATCGAAATTGAAGGTATGTACTATTCAGATGCCGCTAATGTGCATGTTTTTATTGGTGACGGCACTACTCCAGGTTCAGAATGTGAAGCAGGCAAGCCCGAAATAGATATACTAGGTCGAATCAAGAGTATCCCAATATTGAGATCAGGCAGAGGTTATGATCCTGCAAAGCCACCTAAAGTACGAATTATAGACAGCGGGCCAGGGTATACTCATCCAGATACTGGTGTTGCGTATGCCAAAATACCATGTAAAGTTAGACCCATAATCAAAACAGAAACAATGTCGCCTAGCGGTAACATGGTTGAAACTGCCGGTATGCCTGAACGACCTGCCAAGTTTGTAGTCACAGCAGTGGATCCGGAAGGCACTATTCAGAGTTTAAAAGTCATTGACAGAGGAATTTATAAAGAATTCCCAGCAGATTTAGCAACAGGTGTACCACTAGAGTATGATGGAATCAACTTAGGCGATGAGCACGCCGGCGAAATGCCACCTAAGTTTAGTTCAGGATTAGGACAATATCATCCAGTCACATACGAACGACTTGGTAGTCCTGGTAATTGGGATCCAATTGTAGGCAAGTACGGAACACTAAGCGGACACGGAAGTGCAGGCTTTGGTGCAAGAATATTCTTAACAGCCAGAGAAATACCTGATTGTTCTGAAAGAGGCGATGTTAGAAACAAGTTAGGCATACCAGATCAAGTTATCGAAGTGCCAACTGTTCAGCATTTAGCCGATGCTTTGAACAATGCCTTGCAAAATGCTGGCTACGATCCAACTGACATTAATTTTGATGTGCAGCCAATCAACGAAGATTTGGACGAATTAATTCTGAATGCACCTTCCTATGACGGTGTAAAATTCGATGAATTAACGCCCGGATTCCTGGACAAGTTGGGTGTACCACCCGGAGATTACAATCCAGATCAAACACCAATGTCTGCTGTAGACGGCACACCGACTAACGATAAGAATTTAGACACTGATGGTGTAATAGATCTCATTGACGGCACAGACGATAATTTCGGCAGAAGTGAAACACCGTTTATCCCTGGTACACCGGGTACTTTAGGGCAAGACAGTGAATATGGTTCTGATGAGACTGGTTACGAATTACCTGAAGAAGTTCTTGTGCTGTACGGAGTAGACAACAATGGATTTAAGAGCGACGACTCTAGTATTTTAGGCAATGCTAACGTCACATACGTTGGTGACTTATTCCAATACGAATTGCGTAATCTAAATGGCGAACCAGTTAACACCAGCATAAGCTCAACAGATTGTAGAGTATTGTATCTTGAAAGTCAGCGGTATCATAAAGAAGAAGATATTGCTTCTTCTAGTACAGCGTTCCCAGATGCAAGCATTCCTGCAACCAAGGAAGAATTTGAACAAGTTTGGATTGATGACGTTGATGGCAAATGGAAGTACTATGAAAATGGTAATTTAAAACGTTCACAGATAGATTTAGTCGATCCTAAGTATATCAAGAACACTATTTTATACGATAGTACCACAGGCGAAAAAGATTTTGATTACAACATGTGGGATCCTTTCAAAGGCATTTTCCCAGCATTTGTTGATGCTGAAATTGATTATTTCGGCGAACATGACCCAGTGGTGTACACTAGACGCCGTGCTGTGTTTGGCAAAGAGCAAGTTGGGCAAGTATGGTGGAACACCAGCACAGTTAGATACAACTGGTACGAGCAGGGCACAAACAAAGAGCGTTGGCTGAATTGGGGTAGTACATTCCCGGGTAGTGGTATTACTGTGTACGAATGGGTTGAAAGTAAACAGCAACCATTTGAATATTCAGGAACAGGTACACCTAAAAATGCCAGCGAGTTTATAGTAGAAAGAAACATTGATCCTTCAACAGGACAATATGAGACATATTATTACTATTGGGTACAGAATGTTCGAGAAATTAGTACTTTGGCTGCTACACAAGCAGGTCGCAAGTTCAGCACGTTTGATATAGCAAAATATCTTGCAGACCCAATTGGTCAAGGTATTAACACTGTGAGCTTTATAAGTGCAGGAACCCAAACATCTAAAAATATTGCAAGTTTTGTTATGAGTAATCTAACAAAGACTTTACGTGAAGATGAGCAAAACATACAAATTAACCTTAGCAGGAACTTAAATCCAATTGGGCTAAAGCATGCATCGTGGAAGTTGATGCGTGAAGGAGACAATAACAGTGATGTTCCTGAAGATTTAGCAAACAAACTCATTGACAGTTTAACAGAGATTGATTCAGAAGGCAATGCTGTTCCAGCATCAAATCTCAGTGAGGTTGAGCGTTACGGTATTAAGTTTAGACCACGTCAAACAATGTTTAAAGATGCAAAAGAAGCAAGACGTGCATTGCATTACATTGTTAACGAATTATTAGCAGACTTGAAGTTGAACACACTGAATACAACATGGCAGAACAGTATGTCTAGCATGAAATATATTGATACTGTTAACTGGTATGCAGTACAACGTACAGATCAAGTAACCAATGAAAAAATTAGATACGATAAAACTTTCAAAGCTGCATTCACTGTTTCAAGTGTTAAACAACTTGATTCTTTAGCAAATGTTGCAGATGGCACAGTGGTTATGGTTCGTGCATCTCAAAGTGATAGGTATCAATTGTGGAGATACTGTTGTAGAGAAGAAGGCTTTGTACAGATTGCAATTCAAAATGAAACTGTAAAACTGTCTAATAAAATTTATACTCAAGACATAGACAGCACCATGCAGTCAGAGCTCAGAGAGTTTTTGTATGTGCTCAAAGACAACATATTCCTCGGCACAGAAAACTTCAACAAAGTATTCTTTGAACTGATGAATTATGCACTAGGTGAACAAAGAGAACTTGACTGGGCATTTAAAACATCGTATGTGTATGTTGAAAAAGAAGAGGAAGACTTAGTACAACGTGTGGGTTACAAGCCAGACAACTTTGACAGTGTAGTTGAATACTTCAACGAAGTCAAGCCTTTTACTGCAAAAATCAGAGAATACAAAGATGGTAAACGTGCACCTATCGAATATATAAACGAACAAATGGTCAGTGACTATGACTTACCACCTTATGCAGACAGCAGTTTAGGTGAAGTTAGAACCATGGACTTTGGTTTTGCTCCAGACAGAGAAATCATGTCTAAGAACTCTGATTACACTAAAGCATATTCAGGATATAGCGGAACACAAACACAGTGGGACACTGCAAATGTTCCTGTGAGAACAGGTAATATTAGTTTGATATTTGACAGAACTGACTGGAGACTACTAGAATCAGACTTTAATGCTGCGTCTACGTCATACTCTGTGAGTATTGCGGATAATATTGCTAACATTAATTCTGCAAACAACGATACTATTGCTAATGTTGCGTCAAATACATACAGTGCTAGTGCAAGAATATTCAAGTTTGATCCGCAAGTTAGAACTGTGTTTGACAAAGAAATTAATGATTACTTCGGCGAAGGCTCTAGTAGTAATACCAGTATAGTAGAAAACAGCACACAGATGCGTACAGCAGTTGCTGCAGGTGCTTTAAACGGTACACTACTGCTAGTCAAAGAGAAAGTAGGTGGCACATGGCAAGGTGAAGAACTTGATGCAAATGTGTTCACTCGTGTTGTACAAGGCAGAGATTCATTAGAACTACAAACAGCATATGGCTACGATACTACTCCATTTGATGCACCAGAAGGCTTCGGTGATATGTGGGACGATTTTGTTTCAGTAGATAACTTCGAAGGCATATTCAGTGGCAACAGTACTTACAGAGAAGCAGGTGTAACATACGATGGATTTGACGGTTGGTCATTTAATCATTTATTGTATGGCGAAGAACGACCTGAAGAACTTGTATATCTCAGCCCATTAGAAAATTTAGTGATGAGTGTTAAAACATCACCAAATGCATTTGATGCAAACAACAATATTGTAGATTCAATTAGTGTTGGACCTTATGACGCTGACAGTGTGTCTAACAGTGTAAGTGGTACAGTGACTATCAGTAGTACGTTAGCATCACCACTACTAGATAATGGTGACACAGTTACACTAAGTGATGTTGGTAATACTATTATAGAAGGTTCATACACTATTTCAAATGTTACAGCAACAACATTTACTATTCCTTTGTCTGGGGTCGATGCAAATGTTGTAAACAATGCTGGTACAGTTTCTATAACAAGTGGTGTCAGTGCAGTAGCAGTAGAATACTTAGTTCATCAAGACTTGTATGGTGCAACAGAATATCTGAGAATTTTAGCAGATGGTTCTACTTCGACTACAACTGCTAGTTTTGTAAATGCATGGGACACAGAAATCGAAGTTGTTGATGCAAGCAAATTGCCTACTCCGCAACCTGGCATACCGGGAGCTGCATGGATTGATGGCAGTGAAAGAATAGAATACAACAGAATTTCAGGCAATACACTGAAAGGTGTAGTCAGAGGTACCAGAGGTACTACAATACCAAATGGTCCTGTGTTTGAATACACAGGCAATGTAGCAACACAAGGTAATACTTATTTAGGACACAACACAGGTGTTACAGTAGTTGGTGCAGGACGCAAAGACATATTCAATCAACCTGAAAACAAAGGTGGGTCAGCAGGATATGAAGACAGAGATCCAGACACAGCAGTTTGGTTAAAATCAGACGGCACAACATTAAGTTTAACAGACAAAACAAACAGAAGCACAGTTACCACAATTGGTGCATTCTTGCATGGCGATCTAGTATCAAGTATTGGTTTCGACAGTGTTGCATGGGATAGCATCGGGTGGGACAGCATTTAAATTATACTTTAATGAAAAGTGATAAATAAGTACAATGCAGAACGAACAACAAAAAGACGAGAAGAAAGCAGAAATGAACGAAGGCACAGTTGATAATGCAGGTTTAAACATGAGCGGACACATTGTTATCCGTGATAAGGAAACCAAAGAAGAAATAATCAACAAAAGAAATGCTATTCATTACGGCAACATGGCAAGAATTGTTGCACAAGCACTGAATAACACCGCTGATTCGTATATTAATTTTATTGCTTTTGGAAACGGCGGTACCTCTATTGACAGCAGTGGTGGTAAAGTTTTGTATCGTTCTCCACGAGTTAGCGAAGCATATGAAGCCTCGGCTTCACTGTATAACAAGACATATCATAAAGATATACAAGGTTCTCAGGCAGATGAGGACAACAAAATTGAAATTGTTACAGGTGCTTCTTATACTGATATTAAAATGACAGTTACTTTAGGATACAGTGAACCCAGTGACCAAGATGTTTTTGATAGCAGTACAACAAATACAGGGGATTATATTTTTGATGAATTAGGCGTGTTTACAAATGCAACTGATTTTAATGATTCAGAAATGTTAACACACGTTATATTTCACCCAGTACAAAAAAGCCAAAACAGGGTGATAGAAATAATTTATACAATTAGGGTTCAATTGAGTTAATGAGGAATAAGAAATGGCGTATTCAGTAACAACTAACGATGGCGTTACAATCAGCGTAGCAGATGAGTCAAAAGACAGCAGTTCGTTGTCGCTTACTGTTATTGGTAGAAACGCCACTAACTATGGTCAAAGTATTGTAACTAATACTGTAAGACACTTAGAAAATTTTGCAAGTAACGTACCACCAAGTCCTACTTATTTGTTAACAGGTCAACTCTGGTATAACAAAAGTGAAAACACATTGCGTGTTTATAATGGCAGCACCTGGGCAAGAACATCAACAGTTCCTGTATCAGCAACAGAAATAACAAGCAATGTTGTTTCAGGTACACAATACTTTAATAACGTTGAAGATAAATTAAAAGTTTATGACGGCAGTACTTTTAGAGATGCAGTTTTACCAGGTGGTACAGTCACTTCTGCTTATGCAGGTAACGTAGCAGCATCAGGTAGTGCAAACAATTACGGTGCAAAAGTTGAGACATTGTTCTTAGAGAGCACAGATTCTACTGCTAAAATTATTCCAGTTGTAGCACTTAAATATGTAAGTGACGCCGCAAGTGGCTATGAAGGCGAATTAGCAGATGATGCACACGATAGTGCAAACGCTACAGTGATGGCAGTGTTCTCTGACAGAGCATTTACACTTGCAGCAAGTGATCCTTATTATAGCACATTGTCTGACTCAAACAGTTTTGGTGCAACATTTACAAAAGGTATGAATTTAAGAGCCGACTACACAGAATCAACTGTGGCACAGTCAGGCACAAGTGAATGGGCAGACAAAGCAAATGCAATTTACACTGGTGCAACTATTCCTGCAGCAGACATCATTCATGTAGGTTCAACAAACTGGACACCAAGCGGTACTGTCAGTGGTAACTATGCGTTAGGTAATGCAACTAACAGATTTGGTGACTTGCATGTTGATCAAATTCAAATTGGTAACCCTACTACTCCACAAACTGTTGGTATAGTAGGCACTGTTAATTTTGGAACATCATCAAATGAAATCAATGAAATTTATGTGCATGATCTATCAGTTTCAGGCAACTTAGATTTTGATGGCATCAATGAAATATTAAACTTAGAAAGTGCAGACATCACTGATGTAACATTAACAAGTGGTACTATTTCAGATGCACCTTCAAGTGGCAACGACATTGCCAATAAAACATACGTTGATACTAGAGCATCTGATGCTACTGCATCATTGGTGACATTAGTGCCAACTAACACAACTAATGCAACACACTACCCACTGTTCACTGATGCTGCATCAGGTAATGAACAAGTTAGAACAGATTCTGCATACACTTATAATCCATCATCAGGAACACTAACAACAACTACATTCAGTGGTACAACTGGTTCATTTAGTGGTACAGTAACAGCAGATACATTTGATGACGGTACAGCAACCATAACAGGTGGTGTATTTAGTGGCGTATCAACAAGTGCACGTTATGCTGACTTGGCAGAGAAATATGCACCAGATGCTGATTACGAGCCAGGCACAGTTGTTAAAATTGGTGGCACAGCAGAAATAACACAAACAACAAGTCATGCAGACACAGAAGTGTTTGGCGTGATATCAACAGATCCAGCATACTTAATGAATAAGGATCTAGAAGGCGGATTACCAGTAGCATTACAAGGTCGTGTACCTGTAAAAGTTATTGGCAAAGTTCGCAAAGGTGAAAGATTAATTAGTAGTGACGTTCCAGGAGTTGCATGGGCAGTTGCAGGAGAAGATGTTTCTGTACAAGCAATTATCGGTAGAGCACTAGAAGACAAGAACGACGGCGACCAAGGTGTTGTCGAAGCCGTAATTGGTGTAAAATAATTAGGAGATAACAAATGGCATCAGGATCATCAATCACAATCTCAGGTGGTACTAATATGACACAAGTCGTAGCAGGTACTGACCTTATCGATGCTGACGACTTTAATAATGCAAGAACAAATGTTAATACGTTACTCGGTGGTGCGGCTGATGTTACATTAGGCACTTATACTGCAGCAAGCACAAAAGGCTGGGGCCAAGGTGGTGCTGGTGTTAGTGCTGCAACAGCAGGCAATACTGTACAAGATACAGGCGCCGGAGGTTTCAAAGACTTACAGGATGACGTGCAAGCAATGTGTGCATTTTTAGGTATTTCAGTTAGAAGCGGCGTCGAAACAGACGTAACAACATCAGATACAATTCAAGCAACTACATGGAATAACTTGATGTTAAACATTGAAGATTGCTGGAATGATAGATTTGGCCCAGCAAGTAGAACTGCATCAACAGATGCCAGTAAAACTAGAACCAGTGCGTGGACTAATACACTAACACAAGAAACTACATGGACGTTTGCTAATGAGGGTGCTTGTAGAGCATTCTTTAACGGCGGTGGTGCAGTAGGTGTTAGTGCAAGTAGAAGTGGCGGTTCAAGTCATGACCAGAACACTCAGTGGACAAACAAATTAAGTGCTATCAGTGATATTTGGTTATACTACAACACAACAAGTGCTAGTGCAGGTACAAGTGCAGGTATTGGTTTTTATGAACTAACAACATCATATCAACAGTTGGTAATTTACTATGGTGGTAGTTCTCCTTATACATCTGACTATATCAAAGTAGAAGGAAAAGTTAATTCAACAACTAACCCAACAGTGATTACACTTAAAACAACATTACTTGACGCAGGCGATAACGTGCTTGACCAAAACGTAGACGGTACATTAACAATCAATGCAAGACGCAATCAGCCAGATGCAAGTGGTTCAGGATTTAGTTTTGCAGTACCAACAGACAGCATGGGTAATATAACAGGCTCATAATAACTTTCTGTAATAAATTAAGGCCAGTAATTTAGGTTACTGGCTTTTTTTTGACTTAAATATAGATATGAGTACACGACTAACTAAAGCACTAGAATTCGCAAACTATAGGGTCACCCTAAACAATCAAAATGCTGCACTCAAAGCAAAAACACAAAATTTGCTGAGTTACAGTATCAACGGCGGCACATTTCAAATTGATATGAATCTGTTAACATTCTGTAAACAGTTGTTAGATGCTGATCACACAGAATCTATTCTATTAGATGTTTACAACAATCCTATCAAAGTTGAACTCAAAGATTTTTACGATGAAATAATTAGTCGCTGGTTCGAAGTTACTAACGATTACTATGCTGAGTATGAGAAACTTAGAAAAGCAAGAAAAGTTCACAAGGTATTAGATCTCAATGAAAAAGGAGAATAGTCGCGGCATATTGATGTTTGCCCACAACAACGACGAAATTGACTACTTTAAATTAGCAGTAGTCAACAGTTTCCTTATACAAAAACACTTAGGCATAGAAAACATAACAGTAGTCACTGATAGTCACAGTTTTGAATACGCCAAAGAAAACTTAGGCGAAGATGTTATTAACAGTGCAATCAATAACATTGTTATTTCTGAGAAAGACAGAAACTTTAAACGTGCAAACATACGCATTTATAAAGACACCAGTCACACAGCAAAAAACTTATCGTTTTATAATGTAAACAGATGTGATGCATATGATATCTCACCTTATGATGAGACCATACTTATAGATGCTGACTATCTTGTACTCAGTGATACTCTCAATCAGTGTTGGGGACATAACGAAGAACTAATGATGAATTGGAAATGGCAAGACGTTATGTTCGAAAGAAAGTTTGACAGTTTGGATAGACTCAATGATTTAGGTATCACAATGTATTGGGCTACAGTTGTGTATTTTAAAAAAACATCTTATGCGGAAAGTTTTTTTAATATTGTAAAACATGTAAAAGACAACTCGCAGTTTTACAGAGATTTATACAAATGGAAAGGTAGACTGTACAGAAACGATTATAGTTTTAGTGTTGCGGCACATACCATGAGTGGATTTGTAGACAAAGGTATTCCACAATTGCCAACAACATTATATAAAACATTCGACACTGACGATGTGCACAGTGCATTAAATGATAACACATTATTGTTGTTATTAGAGAAGCCACGAAGTCCAGGAGATTTTATGTTGACTAAGTGGAACGGGGTAGATTTACACGTGATGAACAAATGGGCTATCAATAGGATTAGCAACAGTTTGTTACAACATTTGAATGGAGAGCTAGATGCGTAGAAGTGATTATGGAAGGATAGTCACCACGTTTTTTATTTTTGTAATTTTCTTTTGGATGTGGCCATATAGGTGGTTCACTAAAAAAAATAATTGTTACTTTTGGACACTAGAAAAGTTAATCACCAAAGGTGGCACTGTAAGGTGGTATAGAAGTGTATTATGGTATGGATACCATTGTACATGGGTAAGCCCAGAAGGCGAAGAATGGGAATACACATTACCTAAAATGAAAAAGACTTCGCTATGGAAAGTGCTGTGGTATCACGGTAAAGTGAGAAAGTTTACCCGTAGGAACAATCATTTTCTATAAGGAAAGGAAAGAAATATGAATTGGTGGAAAAAATTTATAAGTTTATTTGATGCGCCTATTGAAAAAAACAAGGTGGATCAGGTTATGATGCATAACCTTCCAACAATGGAATCTGAAGTTGACCCTGAAGATTTAACATTAGAAAATGCATATAGAACTAGATGGATATGGTATCACACAATTTTAGCAGTGTTGATATTTTTTACTAATATAATTTTAATGGCTATATTTTTATTGTTAGCAATCAAGTTATGAAAAAGCCACAACTAGGAGATTATATTGTACACAGCGAACCAGCATTTGACAGAGTAAATGAGGGTGTTGTAGTACAATTATTAGGAATGCAGTTTGTGTATCGAACACCAGAAGGGCATGATAGATTTTGTTTGTTCAAAGAAAATTGGAAAATAAAGAGTGAGTAAAGGTTATATTGTAATAGCACAGAACAATGGCTCTGTTGATTATTTAGAGCAGGCCTATGCTCTGGCACTCAATTTGAAACTTACGCAAAGCAAAGTAAGTAATTTGTCTGTGTGCGTTGATGAAAAAACAAAACAATTAATACAGTCGAAACACAAACAAGTTTTTGATCACATCATTGATATTCCATGGAACGATGATGCAAAAAGCACCAGTTGGAAAATAAACAACAAGTGGAAATATTACTACATGACACCGTATGACGAAACTGTTATACTAGACACAGACATGATATTTCCAGTTGATGTCAGTCATTGGTGGGATATGTTAGCAGACAGAGATGTGTGGGCCACAACCAATGTGAGAACATATCGAGGTGATATTGTTAGTAGTGATTACTATAGAAAATATTTTGTTAAAAATGATTTACCCAACGTGTACACTGCATTCTTTTATTTTAAGAAAAGTGATTTAGCAAGTGAATTGTTTGCTATGATTGAGATAATATTTCAGCATTGGCAAAGAATGTTTTACAAATACATGCCTCACGGTAAGCCTGCGTGGCTAAGTGGAGATGTTGCTTATGCTTTAGCAATGCAGTTGCTTGGTATTGAGCACGAATGTACTAAACCGTTAACAAATAATTTTCCAACGTTTGTACACATGAAAAGTCATGTACAAGATATACCAGAAACAATGGTTAATGATAAATGGTCTGACTCGTTGCCAACATATTACGACTCTTATACAAATTTTAAAATAGGCAACTTCCAGCAACTGATGCCATTTCATTACGTGGAAAAAGATTGGATGGACGAAACTAAGATAAAACAAATGGAGAAGGACTATGGAATCTGAGGAAGATTTTGAAAGAGTTTTTAAAAGAAGATTAGCAATGGAACAACTTAAAAAAATGCATTGGTATGGTTTTACAGGTTATGATCTATCGAAACTCAGTGCACACGAAATGTCTATAGAAACATACAACTATCACGTGAATAAAAATAAAGCCAAGCAGGAAAAAAATAGTGGTATCTGAAGCAGCGTTAGCAAGAAAGAAACGTTTCATGGAAGCCAAAAATGAACATGGCGGAAACGTTGATGGCTTAATCAAGCATATCAAAAATCTTGATTGGAACTTGTGGCACGAGGAAGATGGCACAATAGTTTCTATGAGCAAAGAGCCCAACGATGATTTAGATTCAAAGTATGAAAAAGCAATATTCACAAACGAACAAGTTGATATCCTCAGAGATAAAAATTGGAACTTGTATAGAATTATTACAGATCCTAAAAACAAGCATGTAAAGTTTATACAGGTTAGACCAGTCGAAGTAGATAGAATATCAACAGAGGACTTCTTTTTATTTCAGGTAGACAATCAGAATAAAAGAGTGTTTGATGTTAAGGTTAGCATGGGAAAGTCTGTACTCATAATCAGTGCTCATGCTAACCTTCTCAAGCAGTATACTGATATACCTCTCAGTGATGCGATCATAAAAGGTAGGAAAATTATTCCGTTTTATATTACAACTAAAAATGATCCAAGTTTTATGCTAAAACATGTAAATATATCATTAGAAGAACTATTAACAAACAAAGAAGTAAAGATAGAGTTAGATGACAACTACACTGGTTGTAGTGTTTTCACACTAAAATTATTCGACAATTATAAATTTGTTGAGGAGAAAAAATGAGTGACGAGATAAGTCCTGAGGCATTAGCCCGCAAAAAAAGATTTCTAGAAGAGAAAGGCGCCGCCGGCGACTTTGAAAAACTGATTGAAAAAAACGATCACAGGGAATTGTTCCTTTACTTTGATGAAAGAGGAGATATTATGTCTCTAGGCAAGCAACCGCCCAAAGATGTTAACCCACTGTGGAAAACTTTTGATTTTGATCAACATGAATTGGCTATGTTAAAAGACAAAGACATAAACCAATTTTGGGTAGTAACAGACAGTAAAGGTAAAAGCAAAATACAACTACGCCCTCAAGCAACAGTGTATGCTAAGATGTCTGCAGAAGATTTAACAGTAGTAGATTTTGGCGAAGGTGATGCCGATGTGTATGTGAGTATCAAAGAAGATACAGCAACAATTAAACTTGATGCTAAAGCAAAAGAACAATACAAAAATGTTTATCCAATACAAGCAACAGTTAAAGGAAAAAGAATATTCAAAATCTTTTTAAGTGATCCAGAAAATCAAAATATCATATACGATACATTAACAGTTTCTATGGTTGAATTGCTCACAGAAGAAATAATCACCAAAGATGTTGTAGCAGATCTGCGCCATTGTAAAATACACACTGCTCCGCTGTTCGATAAATACTTGAGAGTATAAATAGGACCACACACATGGCAAAAATTGATGTCACAGAGTTAGACATATTCTATATTTCATATGACGAACCCAACTGTGAAGAACATTGGGCAGATCTTTTGAACAAAGTCCCTTGGGCAAAGCGTGTACACGGTGTTAAAGGTTTTGATGCCGCACATAAAGCAGCCGCAAATCAATCCGAAACAGAACGTTTTATCACTGTAGATGGTGATAACATTGTGATGGACGACTTCTTTGAACAAGTACTTGATGTTCCTGACACTGATTTAGATGGCAACAATATATCAGAAAGTATTTTTAGTTGGAATGCTAAAAACTTACTCAATGGACTAGTGTACGGTAATGGTGGATTAAAGTGTTGGCCCACAGAATATACCAAAACAATCAACACTCACGAAGCTGCAACAGACGGCGAAGGTATGGAGTTTTGCTGGAAACTAAACTACATACAACTCAACGATACATTCTCAGAAGTACATCAGACTGCTTCTCCATTTCAAGCATTTAGAGCAGGGTTTAGAGAAGGCGTTAAGATGAGCCTTGATCAAGGAGAACGTGTAGAACCAGATCTTTTTCTTGACAAAATATGGTATGGCAATTATAATAGACTGCAAACATGGTGCAACATTGGTTCAGATGTTGAAAACGGCTTGTGGGCGATCTATGGTGCAAGACTAGGATGCCAAATGACAGTGTTAACTGATTGGGATCCAAACTTGATATCAGACTACGATTGGTTCAAGCAATTTTTCAACACTGACGTTGCTCCACGTTTTGATGGTTTAAATGATAAAACTTGTCCTTACACCAAGTTAGAATGGGATAGCACTATGTTACACAAAGCAGTTTGTTCATTGGGCAGTGAATTAAACGAAGGCATCAATAGTATGATGTTGTTTGATCCTAATCCGCAAATGTGCAAATTCTTTAAAAAGACTTATGTTAATCCAAGACGATGGGGTGCAATGGTAAGAGAAAAGCAAATACAAGATTTGTTAGAAAAAGGTTTAATTGCATGAACAATCCAGGTAAATTTATAAATTTAGCCAAAAAAGGCATTGTAACAGTAGTATTCAAAAAAATTAACACTGAAGAAATTAGAATTATGCCATGCACTCTGAATTCAGAGGTTGCAGGTAAAAATGTAGTTGTAAAAGATTTTGATCCTCAAAGCGACAACATAGTTGTGTGGTGCTTGGACAAAGATGCATACAGAAGTTTTCGTGTGAACACAGTTATAGAGTGGTACGAAGGTGAGCCAAAGTAATTTAAAACTAGGAATAATTGGAGCCGGCTTTGTTGGCGGCAGTGTCATTAATGGGTTTGACAAGAACGTAGAACAGTTTATAGTAGACACTGCAAAGAATAACAACACTATCCAAGAGCTTGTTGAGTTCAATCCTGCAATAACATTTATATGTGTGCCTACACCAGAAGCAGTAGGCGACAGCGGCGATGTAGACGTTAGTATTGTTAGACAGGTGCTGAGTGATTTATATGATCAAAACTATAAAGGCATTGTGGTTATCAAAAGCACAATTACACCCAAGCACTTAACTAAAATGAAAAAAGACTTTGCTGTAAAACTTGTTTATAATCCAGAGTTTCTCACAGAAGCAAATGCACACCAAGACTTTCTCAATCCTCACATGCAAGTGTTAGGAGGCAAGTGGCGAGACTGCGAACTTGTAGAAAAAGCATACGTTAAACACAGTTCAGTAAAGATTTGTCCTACCTTTAAAACAGACCTCATTACTGCTAGTTTACTAAAATATACCATAAATAGTTACTTAGCAACCAAGGTTGCATTTTTTAATGAGATGTATGAATTATTTGAAACATCACAAACACACAGCACCTGGGATCAATTTACTGACATGCTTAAATGCGATCCTCGCATTGGCAATAGTCATTTAAAAGTACCAGGCCCAGATGGCAACTTTGGCTTTGGAGGTCATTGTTTCCCTAAAGACACACAGGCGTTACTGTATTATGCAAAAACACAAAACAGTAAACTCAACATCTTAAAGGAAGCAGTAAAAGATAATGCCAAAAAACGCAAAAAAACAGTATAAGTCCATCTTCATTAGTGACGTACACCTGGGCACAAAAGGCTGTAATGCCGATCTACTCATAGACTTTCTTAAACAAAATGATGCACATGAACTATTTTTAGTTGGTGATATCATCGACGGCTGGAGATTACTCAGAGGCATATATTGGCCTCAATCACACAGTGACGTTATTAGAGAAATACTAAAGAAGTCTAGCAAAGGCACAAAAGTAAGATACATTATAGGAAACCATGACGAAGCGTTGAGAAAATGGACTAGTTGGCATTTACGTTTTGGACGTATAAGAATAACAAATCAACGAGATTACGTGAGTGTAGAAGGCAAACGATATCTGGTTGTACACGGGGACATGTTTGATAACTTAATGCGTAAAGATTTAAAATGGGTCATGCATGTTGGTGATGTTGCATACAACTTTCTCATATGGTTAAACACCAAACTAAATTGGATTCGTAAAAAACTAGGCATGAAATACTGGAGCCTAAGTAGATATTTAAAAGACAGAACAAAAAATGCAGTTAATTTTATTGCAGGCTTTGAAGAACGACTAGCAGACTATGCAAACAGTAAGGACTATGATGGCGTGATCTGCGGTCATATACATCATGCTGCAATGCGAAAAATAAACAACATAGACTATATCAACACAGGAGACTGGGTTGAAAGTTGTACAGCAATAGTGGAGACACATGAAGGTGAATGGAAACTCATTGAGTGGGCCGAAGAACATACTGATAGTGACGGACGCTTGGAAGCCTCAAGTTAATGGTGTAGTTACTACTTTAACCAATGTAGTAAAACAGTTAGAAAAGTTAGGGCATTATGTCAGAGTAATCACACCGGAAGATTGTGTATTTCAAATACCCACACCATACCCAGATGTAAAAATGGGCTTTTGGTTGGATCACTCTCCGCGTAAAATGATAACTGGATTCGATCATGTACATATTGCAACGCCAGAAGGAAGCATAGGTAAAAAATATCTCAATGCGTCCTTAAAAGCAAAAATTAAATTTACCACAGGATATCACACCAAGTGGCCAGAGTTCCTGCATGCAATGTTTAAACTGCCAATTAATTTATCTTATTGGTACATGCGTAAATTACACAAACATAGTTCTGCAGTAATGGTGCCCACAGAAACAGCAAAAAGAGAACTAGAAGAACAAGGTTTTACTAATGTGGTCAGTTGGACCAGAGGTGTAGACAGAGAACAATTTGAATACAACGATAAGCCAAGCGGTATTCCTATATTGATATGTGTAAGTCGTATCAGCAAAGAAAAAGGCTTAAACGAATTCTGTGAGCTTGACACACCTGGTTACCAAAAGGTTGTTGTAGGTGACGGTCCTTACTTAAATGAGCTTAAAGAAAAATATGCTGATGTGGTATTCACAGGTGTTAAGCACGGTAAGCATTTAGCAGAGTGCTACAGACAAGCACAATGTTTTGTGTTTCCAAGTCGTGCAGATACGCTTGGGGTAGTAATGATTGAAAGTATGGCATGCGGTACACCAGTTGCTGCATACCCAGTTACTGGGCCGCTTGATGTTATTGAACCAAATGTTACAGGCATCATGCACAATGATTTATCACAAGCCATCAAGGAAGCATGCTCTCTGGACAGAAAGACAGTTTACGAAGGCAGTCTCAAATGGACTTGGGAAAATTGTGCCAAACAGTTCTTAACACATTTGGCACAATCTTAATTTATACTGGCTTTATATTTTCCACAGTACAGGTTCCTAGACGTTTTCTTCTGTGATCCTGTTTGTGCATATCTGTGAATGCAACTTTAGTGCCTTCACTAATCCACGGCTTGCTAGTTAAAGGCGTAACACCTAAAACTCTGCCTTGTGCTTCTAGCACATGTTCTGCTACTGGACACATTTGAAGTTCGCCGGAATATACTGCACCCGACTTTAATTCAAAAATTATCTTGCTTGTGTTTGTGACCTGAATGTCACTGACTCCTCGCATGAGGATTCTTTCTTCAGCCAATGCTGTTCCGCTGG